ATATATTTCTTTATTGTGAAATTATATTATTTTGATACCATTTGGAGTACCTATAGTTTTTCAAGTTAAGACTAGCGTTATAATCTCTATCGAGATTATTTCCGCAAGAACATTTATATGTTCTTTGAGATAAAGATAGTTTATCTTGTTTTGTTAAAGTAGTTTCACATATAGAACAAGTTTGTGTAGAAGGATACCATTGGTTAGCAATAGTTAAAAGAATTCCCCTATCCCCACATTTATAAGTAAGGTATTGTCGGAAAGTATACCAATTAGCTTTAGATATATACAGTTTTTTGGAATAAAATTTAAAATATTTATAAGTTTTAACTTTCTTTGAGTTAGAACACCACTTCTAACCCCTATGGTTAATCCATAGCTCTATCTTTCGATACGAGTGGAGACTATTTGTTATCCCTATTATATAGGGTAAGGATTTTTCTTCTGCCAGTAGTTTGCAGTTTTACTCTCGTCACCTATACGAGATAGTCGTTGGGGGTCTTCCATAGTTTATTAACCTTAGGACTTTCCCTGCTAAACTTCCATTGTTCTTCTCCTTAGGATTTAACCTTAGAGTATCTAACCAATTTTTTCTACTTTCGTAACTATTCCATATATCCTTTCGGATTCTGTTTTAGTTTGATTAGCTTTAGGATTTCTTAGCATTTAACCCTTGGTACTTACAGATTACTCTATAAGCAGGGCAAAGTTTATATTAAATTATTTATTTTTTAATTTAATTGTAACTTGTTAGTTACCCCTAAATGTGTTAGCGCATTTACACGTTGCTCAAAGGCTTTTACTACATATTGTAGTTGTTTTGTTTTGTACTTCCATTCCTCTACTACTTTTAACTGCTCTTGATAGTTTTTATCTATCATAATACGAGCCTCAATCATATCTTTAGTAGGCTTTTCTTTATTTTGCTTATACCACTCACGAATAGATAAATTGAGTTGCGCTCCGATTGTTTCTAACTTTCGTTCTTCAGCTTCACTATACCTACGAACAATCTCTAGTAAGTTAGCCCAATAAGCAAACTTACTAGATTGAGTCATAAAAGATTCATTTAAGTTAATCTCATCTATTTTAAGCTCGTCTTGGATAGAAAGAATGGTTTCATTATTGTTCTTATCTTTAATAGTAATAGTATCAAAATCTAAACTATCTACTTGAATTTCCATTTCTTTCTACCTCTCTTTGTATTTTCTTTTTTTACTACCCATAAAGACCTATCTTTTAAAAAACAAGGTCTAAATTTAACATCAAACAATGTAAGTGGGTTGCTTGTGTGATAGCTATACATAATATGTACTTTACCACTTTTAATGAGCTCAATAGATTCTTTCTTGGTGTACTTCTTAAAACGCATAAGCATCTCTCCTTTACTTACTAAAGTCTAACATAAGTTACCTCTACTGTCAAGACATTTGTTGATATTTATATTTTTCTTGCTCTACTAATTTTACTTTTTGTTTATACTGCTCCTCAGTTAACTTCCCTGATTCAAAGTAATCACTAAGTGTTTGTAAATTTAAGTAATACTTGATATACCCTTGTGGTGTACTGAAAGATTTAAAATCATCTTCATCATATTCTACTAAGTCCCCATAACTACTTCCAATTTCCATGTCCGCTTTTATAGGGTATCTAATAGTCTTGCCTTTATAATCCGTCATTAAAAAGTCAAAAGGTAAGTTTTCCATGCATCTAAGTACTACTTTAGCCATAATCTCTACTTCTTCTGGGTGTGCATCTACTACAATACTGTCATGTACTGTGGCAATAATTTTGGATTTCATACCTTTTAATTGAATAAAGTCATCAATATAAGTAATAGCCATACTTGTAAACCATGAACCTAAACCTTGTATTTTTGCGTTGAAGGATTGTCTTAATGCTTCATTACGTTTCTTTTTATCACTACTTGTAGCATTTCCTATGAATCGTCTAAAGCCATGTAAGGTTTCTACATACCCATGTTGCTTCACAAACTCATGTGTTTCATTAATAGCATCTCTAACAGCAGGTTTATGCTCATAATACTTATTAAATAATTCCTCTGCCTCTTCCACTGGCATATCATTCTTACTAGCAAAAGAGAATGGTACATCACCATATAGTAAGGAGAATGATACTGTTTTTGCTTTCTTACGCTCATCAGAAGTTACTTCTGATTCTGGTTTACCATACATTAAACTAGCGGTATTTTTGTGTAAATCTCCATCATTTAAAAATGTTTCAGTCATTTCAGGGTCTCCTGTCATGAGACCTGTTACTCTAAGCTCTAAGGCACTGTAATCCGCTTGAAGGATAACACCATCATTAAACCTTGAAACGAAAGAGCGCTTTATAGGGTGATGATAATCAAATAAATTTACATTAGATGTGTGGGACACTATGTTTTGTAAATTCTATTGTATACAATATAAGTATAATTTATATTGTACATTGTTATTTAAACAATAACTATATATCTCTATATAGAGTAGACTATATCATATATCATTTCCTACCGCAGAAATAATATCTTTGCGTTCATGGGTGTGTATTGATTGTGCTATCTCAACACCTAGTCGTTGAACCTTCCTCATACTTTTATACACTTTCAGAGGCTTGGATGCGGATTCTCTCTATTCTTAACCTTTTTACTATACCAAACACATTACTGTTTGCCCTTATATATGTTTCCATTATAAGTTAGTAGTTAAGACCTGTCAAGTTTCTCCCCGCAGTTAACAAAGTTTTACAACCCCAATTTAAGGGTTGCTACTAGCTAATCTTCCTGTACTAGTAGTTGTTGCACTGAAGCTACCATGCAATGTGCGTGTTTCCTTATTTATCATATTAGGTAGTTTGTTAGTAAATGAGTTCCTTTTCGTTTGTATAGAAGCATAATAAAGTAAATCTTCTATTAAACTTTTCACATCTTCTTTTAAATCCATATTCTTTAAAATGTATGTTAAAGATTTAGAGTCGGTTTTGTAATCTTCCCAAGTAATTTCATTTTCTCTTTTTTTTGTAAACGATGCACTTTTCACATAGTTTTGGTCATATGGAAGCATGATGCTTAGAATATCATATAACACTTCTCCCTTGTGTACACCAGAACTAATTTTAAATTTCCAACTCCCATTTTTAAATTTATCTCTGTATTGCGTTATTTCTTTATCACGCTCTTTAGGGGTATTATTTTCAAATTCCTCTACTCCTGCTAAATATAATTCATATCTAGATTCTTCAAACTCTTTAATTAGAGGGTGGTTTCGTACTCTATTTTCTACTTTATCTAGTTCCTTATTATATACCTCATTATTCTTTTCCATGTAGTCCAAATCAGCAAATAATCCATTACTTTCAATTCGTGCTAAGGTTCTATCTAATCTAGGGTAATCACGTTCAAATAGTTCTCGTGCCTTAGGTCTATCTTGTTGTTTAAATTTATCCATAATTTTACAATATATACGTCTACAAGCATCAGTATCTCCACTAGCATATGGGTGCATAAGTTCTAGTGGAATCCAATCATAGTTGAAGTTACCACCATCCACCTCATTAATAACATCTTTAACGTTTCTAAATTTATTAATTAAAGTTAATGCAGTATTTAGTACATATGATTTACCTTTTTCTGATAATGACATATACTCTTTGGACGATTTCAAAACTTCTTGAATGTCTTCATCCATAAACACATTATGATTCAAAACCTCTGGTGTTAGTCCTAAGTTAATATATTTTTTCTCTTCTAAAGATACATGTAATTTTTCATCATGCTCATCTAAAGCAACAGATTCTTGTAGTTTACTTTCAATCCATGAATCATATTCTGTAACCTTAACACCATACTTTTTTTTAGCTTCCTTCTTATTATCTTTCTTTCTATTATTAATAGTGTTAGATACTTTTTTAAGCAACTCTTGAATAAACCAAACTTTAAAGTCCTCTAATGGTTTATCATAACCTCCCATATCCGTCACCATATATGTAATATCAGAAAGTCTTTTAGATTCAGTACTTTCTTGAGATACAGTTAAGTACCAACCAACTAATGTATCTAGATTACTTTCAAAGTTAACAAAATTTTGAGTAGCCATAAGGAATTTTATGTCATATTTTAAGTGGTGACCCACTTTAATATCATCTTTACTAGCTACCCATTCTTTTAGCATAGAAAGAATCTCATCAATATCTTGTTGTCCATTCTCCCAAGTAAAATCACTTTTATATAGTGGAATTGTAACACCTTGACCATTCTTCCAACTCATAGATAGTACTAGGGGTTTACTTCCTTTTTTCTCTGGAGATAAAGAGTTAGTCTCTAAGTCCCATGCGGTAATATCCACACCATCATTATTATCATTTTTTACTTCTTTACTAAATATTTCCCGTACTCGTTCAATATCTGTTACTAATTCATACTCTACAGTTTTAGGTTTGAATGCTTCTTCACCCTCTTTAATAAACTTACCTACTAGCTCTAAATCAGCAACTACATATCGTTCTGCATTTTTATTTACATTCGTATACTCAATACTATATGTAGGTAGTACCCACGTTGTATGGCTACCAATGTCTACTTTAGTAGGTACTCCCCTAACCTTACCAATAGAACTTACATTTAATAAATATTTAACACCTAATTTACCTAATGGAATAATAATATCGTACTTGTTTTCCATGATGATATTGTTCATTCTTTCATAATAAGGCTTAACTTCACTTTGTTTTACATCATTATATTTAATAATCTTACCATAATCATTATAGATAGGTTGTGGGATAGCATTATAGAGGTAGTTAATATCGTAATTCTTAATACCTTTCGTACGTTTTAACCCTGCAAACTTATCTAAAATACTTTTTAGTATTTTACCATTCGGTGTACTAAAGAGTTTAAATTGTGGTTTATTATTAACCACTGAGTAATGCTCTTCTCTAATATGGTCGAATAATATTAATGCTTTCATACTTACCCTCTCCAATCTAGTCTATAGAATTCATCAACAACTTTAAGATAATTTCTATTATACATATTTCTAGTAATTTCGTGTAACCAAACCCCTAGCTTCTCTTTAGTTGTAAGGTACTCATCTCCTGTTTCCACGTCAATTAATAGCAAAGTATATTCTGTATATTGATTTACATAAATAAGCTCTACACTCTTATTTACCTTAAAATACAATGTAATATCTTTATTATCTTCTACCATAATGTTTTTTAAATTACATCCATTTAGAATCTTACTTTCCATAGAATAAAAGTAACTAATTAAATCTTCCATACATATCTACCTCCTTATTAGTACATATTTAGTATATAACATAAATAAAAGAATGTCAATAAAAAAAGAGGAAGAATTTACTCTTCCCCATTAATATCTTTTATGACCTTCTCTAGTTCTGACATAGGTCTAAACTTAATATATTTTTTTTCTGGTATTTGAAAATACCTTTTATTTAATCCATCCCATGCTTCCTTAGGTTCCCTAGTTTCTACTTCTATTTGATAGAACTTATGGTGCTTTATTCTGTGGTTACCTTCTTTTAGAAGTTCGTATATAGACTCTGCTTCAGCATTAAGTATTTCTTCAATATCTTGCATGTAGTATCCTGTTTTATCAGATATTCTTCTTATAATATCTTTTCTGTTTGCCATTATATCTTAACTTTCCTATACTTCTTTAGTTTATCAATAACACTCTGTACGTCTGTATGGTCTTTGTCGTCTGTTAATATATAAATGTACATCTTCCATACAGATAGAGATACCCGTATTCTATCAGCAAAGTCTACTTTATATTCCGGTTTCATAGTATATGCCTCACCATCAAAATCATAAAACTTTTTCTGTTTAGTATCTACTTCTTTAAGTCTAGGGAAACTTAAATGAACCTCATCTACATTGGTTTTAACACTATGTAGCTGTCTGATAATTTCATAAGGGTTTACATTAGGGAGTACAACAGAAATATCTACAACAACTTTAGTACCCATAAAAGATAAGGCTATATTATCTACTTCTTTATCAGTAAAATCTTTACGCATACGGTATACTACTGTAGAATCTTGGTGTTTAGCTAAATCTTTAAATACATAGTAAGGAACAACAGTATCTGTGTAATACGTTACTTTACCACCATGTTTAATAATTTTTTCTATTAACTTATCATTATTATACTTTTCGTTAAACAATAAGTAATGTCTATCATCTCTCATAACATACCTAGATGACTTGGATTCTAAATCATCCATAATATTTTCTAACGACTTTTCATTATAAGAAAGTACTCTAATAGCATCTAGCTCGGATTTCTTTTTAGTGTGTATGTTAAAGTATCTGTCACTATTATAAATAGTTAAAGTTTTGTTCTTTGCGATTGTTAATCATTCCTTTTGTTTGTGACCCCAAACAAACCCGCTACCTTAGTATAACATAAAGTAGCGGTAACTCAAAATTATAAATCTTCTAGTTCTTGTAATTGTTGAGGTGTAACATCATCTTCAAACTTCTTAACTAATTCCCCATCTTTATACCCTACAAGTACGGGAGTAGACATGAGGTCAAAATGATTGATGATTTGTTCACGGTCAGCGTCCTTGCCATCTAAATTTAAAACAAATAACGGTTTAGATAAATTTAAGTGTGGGATAACCTGCTTTAAGATTTCACATTTACCGCAATTATTTTGTGTTAGTAATGCAATAGCATCTTTCTTTTGTCTTACTTGTACATTTAAGTCTACTAAACTTTTAACTTCTTCCATATTAATCTTCTTCCCCAATCGTATTTAGAATATCTTCAAATGAATTTACAGTTACTGTATTGTCAAATCCTGAATCATTAGGTTTTGAATTTAGAGTTAGTTTTCTATTATCATAAATAAGAAAATAATCTTCTGTATCATAACCAATTGTCACACACTTAGCACCGTAGGCATCTTGTACGTCAGATACTTTAAAATCTTCATGATTTTGTAAAACAATACTCGTTTTATTAAGAATTTCTAGGGCTTTGTCTTTCTCCAGTCTTTCCATAACATCATTCCTTTATAAAAATTCGTCTACTAAAGCAGATTCTTTATCCTCAAATTTAAAGTCCTCATCTTTAAGGTCTTTAATATTGGTAGATTTTTCATAATCAGCTTTACCACTAAAGAAATCTACATGTCTCATTCTATCTACATTTGTTTGATTGTTAACAATAGGGTTAAATGGTTTAGGGTCAAAGTAATCTTCTTTACCTAAGTTAGCTAAAGCTCTATTGAAGTTATATTGTACATAGTTAATAACATCTTCCGTTAACCCTAACTTACCATATAGCATTTCTGAATAATGTACTTCATTTTCGTATAGAATTTCAAGTAACTCATAAGTTAATTGGTCTACATACTCTTTTTGTTCATCGGTTAAAAGCTCATAATCATACTGTGCCGTTAATCCTACTGCGGAACCATGGTAAGATTCATCTTGTGTAATCTTGTAAATAATAGCTCCTGACTGTGTCATTCTACCTTGACCTGCTAAAAGCAATGGATAGTAGAAACCTGAGTAGAATAAAGCACTTTCTAAAAATGAACTTGCTACTTTAGCCATATATCTATCTACAGTACTAGGACTTTTTTGTAGTAATTTATTATAGAAGTATCCAATATACTGTGCTTTTTTTGTTAAATGCGGTTCTTCTTCAGACCATTCGTCTAGTAAGTAATTTGTTTCCTTGTTATTAAGGATTGTTGTAAAAATATATGAATAGCTTCTAGCCAGTTATGTTACGAATAAACTTGCAATTGTTTATCCTTCTACATGTTTCCATGTACGCTCAGACTATCTCATGAATACAGTCGTTACTCTGCAAACCGTAGCTTTTCGATTTAATAGTCTTATACAAGCTAATTTCACTTGATGCTAACCCTTTAGCTTGGCTCTACGGTACAGGGTTTATTGGAATAAGTCCTCTCGACATAAACCTCACCTTTCCCTAGTCGTTAGAGATTAAATTAGTCTAGTAAATAATATCCATCTTTACTTACTGTTTATTTTCTCTCCTTAGTTATTACTAGACTAATTCTTCCTACGGGATTGCCCTCGTCTTTACGTTAGGGGTTTCCCCGTTTAACTACGTTTTAAATCCACTACTAATTAATTAATGGATTTCTTCCATGCCTCCCATAAAAGCAAATACTGCTTGATACTTATTACGTGGTTCATGGTATGAAATTAAATTCATACCTTCCCCACCTTGTTTAGTATCTAGTCCTGTTAATCCTGCTAGGACCTTTTTATATGTGTCTTTCTCTAGTTCAGAAAGTTTATTCCATGAACTTAAATCTCTTGATACATCAAATTCGGTCTCTAACCAGAATTGCTGAACACCTTGTAGCCAGTAAAGCTCAGCCATAGGGTCGTCTTCTTTATTCCAATTAATAGCATTTAATTTATCTTTGCTGTTATATAATTCTACTTGCTCTTTTAGTGACATATATTCTTTCCTTTCTATACACTACATGATACACATTCAATAACTGATAATTTTCTTGAACGTGTGTAGTATAATGATTTTAATCCTTTTTCCCATGCATAATAATATAAACTTACTAATTTATTAGTGGGAATTTCCGATTCTACAAATAGAATTGTAGATACTGCTTGGTCTGTATGTTTTTGAATAACCGCACTTGTGTTAATAATGCGTTTATTATCTACCTTGTATGCTGTCTCACTTTCGTAAAAGAACTGTGTAATAGGAGACATATAAGGCATAGGATAATAAGTTTCCATATCACCATATTGTCGGTTTTCAATAGGAGACGATACAGGCATTGTGCTTGCAGTAGCATTTTGTACATACGAGATACTAGCTGTTGGAGCAACGGCAATACGATATGCATTATATAAACCATGTTTTTTTACATCTTTAGCTAATTGTTTCCAATCTTCTGTTGTAGGGATGTAAACTTTCTCTAAAACTTTTTTAGCTTTAGTTGTTTTAGGTTCATGTGACTTTTCAATATACATGTCAAAGTATTTACCGGTATAATAATCAGACTTTTCAAAATCTTTAAATGGTTTATTTTCTTTAGCTAGTTCCATACTTGATTTTAATGAGTAGTAGTTAATAGCACTCATTAAACTATTAATTAAATCTAAGGCATCTTTAGAGCCATAACTAATTAAATTTTTAGCTAGAAGTCCGTGTAGGTTGAGAACTCCTAATCCTATAGCTCTTAGTTCATCATTTGCTTTTTGAATACTAGGTAAAAAAGGTAAATACATTTTATCGGTTACTGCAGATAATGCTCGAATACCTGAGTCTACAACTTCTGGTAATTCTCCACTCTCTACTACATTAACTAAGTTCAAAGAACCTAATGTACAAATAACATCTCTACCTATCTTATCATTTTGTGATTCCATATAAGGGTTAATTTCTGATACTTCTTGTACTTGCATTATCTCAGTCCTGTATGTTCAATAGTGGGCGTTAATCACTACCAGTTCTCTTATGAACTTCTTTATGTTTCCATAAACGAGCAGACTATATCATTCTTCCACTCGGGAAGTCTACCGTTTCGATTTAACAAGGCTTTATATGATTATTACTCAATACCTTGACCACTTGGCTCTAACCTTATCCCTTCACTTATGTGAATAGGTTACGGATAGTCGTTGGGCATTTAATATAAATTGTAATCATTTCTTTTTAAATTTTCTAGGTGTTAACCTTTTATATGTAGGATAATTTTCTGAATCTAACCTGTATCCAATAGTAGTTTTACCTATTCCTAACGTATCAGATGCTTTAGATGTACTTGGGTATTCAATACCGTCAATTTCTATTGCTCTGGAGTTAGCTTTTTTTACAGAGTTTATCATCTTTTCTGTTTTAGGTTTACCGTATTGGTGGTTACCTTGACCACTCATTTGTTGTTTTCTCATTTCTCTAAGTTCTTCTTTTCTAGGGTTTGTTGTAAATATATCTCCTCCTACAGAGGATAATTTCACATTATAGTAATTGTCATCATAAACTGCATTAGTTTTTAAGATTAATTCTTCCTCAGCCTTTTCTAATTCTTCTGTTGTATAGTAATCTTTTACAATTTCCTTAGTAAATTTATCCTTACCGTACTTTTTAATATCATCTATTAAATATCTTCCTGAACCTAAGTACTTTTCCCAGCTATTTACCCTATTATAAAGAAATTTTCCGATATACTTTTTACCATTTATAGAACATGTAGTTATATAAACAGCACCTACAGGTTTCTTGTTTCCCATATTATCACTCCCTTTCTTACTAGAGTGATTACAATTTATATATTTAGCAACGGATTACCATATCGTTAAGACTTAGGCTTTCCCGTTTTAGATAGATTTTTCGATAACGATTACTCGTTAAAGGTGCATTTATTTACACAGATTACTTGCTCTTACTTTACCGATACCATTTAATGGATGGTTATCATTTGCATTATCAATATAGAGTACATAAGGGTAACCTGATTCTAATTGTGTTTTAGCAATGTCTGTCATTAAGTCCCTAGCATTTAACTTTTTCTTTTTAATGTTAGGGTTTTTAACTAAAGAATCGTATTCTTTATTAAAATTAATTTCATCTAAGTGTTTTCCTGTTTCTTTGTATAAGTTAGAGGAGTCAAATGTATAGAAATCTTTATTAGACTTTACTAGCTCCATAAATTTATTAGGAATTGTAACACCAATAGATAATGTGTCTAACCTTACCTTATCACTAGCGTTAATCTTTTTAGCAGATAAGAAGTCTTGAATATCTTGATGGAAAATATTTAAGTATACGACAGCAGAGCCGTTTCTTAATCCACCCTGGTCAAACCAACTCACAGATTGTTCAATAGCTTTAGCAAAAGGAATTACACCTTTACTAGCATTTGGGTTTCCGTTTACGCTAGAACCTTTAGGTCTAATCCTAGAGGCTTCTACGGACACTCCTCCTGCATTTTTACTTGCATTTACAGTGTTATTAACAACAAAGTTAATAGATTCTGTAGTGTCATCTACGACAAAGATATAACAAGAGCTTAACTCTCCACGTTTAGCCCGTCTACTATTAATAGCAGTAGGGCTACTTGGTTGGTATTGCTGTCCAATAAGTGCTTTTAATAGTTTTCTTGCTTGTACATAATCATCAGAATGTAAATGTAGAGCAATACCTACACAATGCTGTTCATAGTTCTCTACAAAAATAGGATTATCGTCCTCATCATACTGTGTCACAGCATATGATTCATAGAACTTTTGACATGCCATAAAGCTCTGAAATTGAAAGTTAAAACTATAAGCTAACTTTGTCATTTCTTCGATAATAGTATCTGGTATATTATCAAATAATTTATCGTAAGCACCTTCTTTAGTTAAGGTACGCACACGCTCTACTTCATTATCAAAATTACGTGTATTTTCTTTAATATATTTTAAATACTCTTCTAAGGCTTCTTTATCCTTATAGAGTTTATTTTTTCCATTTTCATCTAGTTGAGTGACCTCGTTGTTAAGGTCAATCCACTTACCATAAGTTGCCATCTTTTCACCTCTAGTAACTAACTTTGTATTCTGTTGTAAAATATTCTTTAATACTATTTACTTCATTAAAATGACCTGATTGCTCAATTTTAGCAATTAAAGGAATTTTAAACATTTCAGCTATTTGCTTACTTGCACCACAGAAATATTGACCCCATTGACGATTTCCTGTTCCAATAACTTCTTTAGGTGCGTGATTATTATTAATAAATTTTTGTACTTGTTTAGGAATTTCACCTTTCATATAAGTAGGGGTAATAAGAATATAAGGTCGTTTAATTTCTTCATTACCTGTTTTCATTCTCATTACCTCAAATGAGCCATTATTAATCTTTTCTACTAATCTTTTAGTTTGTCCTGTACCTGAAAAGTATACAATCATAGGTCGTTCTTCTTTTGTCATAAAATCATTCCTTGTTATATATTATCTAAAATATCATCTATTAAACTATCTTCGTCTTTGTTCACAGTTTTTTTAGATGTTGTTTTATAAGGTATTACCTCAAATTCGTTGTAGCAAGATTTAATATAGCAAGGTTTGAAATGGGTCAACCCTTCAATAGTAGTCACAAGAACATCATAGTAAAACTTTTCTTCTTTAAGATTAGTAGTAATAAAACTTGTTCTCATGACGGGATAATCTTTATCTCTAAGGTTATTATATACAGATTCTATATAAGGTAATGCAACATAATCCCTTGCTCTATTACGAGTAAAAATAAGGCAAGGAACTTTACCTACATGTTCTGAATCCCTGATAACTTGTTGCCACCATGTATGAGGCTCCTTGTTATTGAGTAATACATTATCCATGTTCCAATTTTCTCTATGCTTACATTCTATAACTAAAGGGAACTCAGCATCAGGAGGTGTTACAATATCCCCTACTGCATTATTTTGAGACCCCCAACTAGCACCACCAGACTGTGGTGTGCGGTTAAACTTGTAACCCCACCACTCACCTAGTGTTTTAGCTGTTTTCCTTTCGAATGTATCACCTTTACTTTTACTACTCATTTTTAGGTTTCATAGAAACGACTTTCTCACTACGGTCAGTTTCTTGTGTCTCTTGCTTTTGTTGTTCTTTAATTTTTTCTTGTTGTTCTTTAATATAGGCTTCATACTTCTCATTTAGTTTAGCTACAGCTTTATTACGTTTTTCTTCATCAATACCTAGTTCATCTTCCATAATAACCATAAGTAAATCAATACTTTGTAGAAGTCGTGAAACTTGATTTTCTACTTCATACTTAGTTAAGTAATCAGCAATACTTGTAGCTACCTCTAAAGATACAGAACGTTTACCTAATCGTTGTAGTTCTTTAGCTTCCTTTTCTCCAATTTCTTTTCCATTAACTTTATTTGTTACTACGGCTTCTAACCATTTATTTAAGTCATTAGTTGAAATATCCTTAGCATGAGTTGATACAGATTTTTCCATTATTCATCTTCCTTTTCATATAATTTATTTTGGTACTCTTCAATTTTATCTAATACTTTTTGGTCAATTACATTTTCTTCGTACATAGATTCTACTAAGATAGAAAGTAATGATGTAACCATAGCATGAACGTCAGTTAGTTGTTCGTTCATACCATATGTTAAGTTCGTAATTGCCTTTGCAACATCTGTATATGTTGCAGTATATCTATTACCTTCTTCTTCTAATTGCTTTAATTTTTCTTTACTATTTGTAGATTCTAAGATTAAATATTCATCTACAAAATTATAAATACTTTTTTCCTCCAAGGCTAGTCCTCCTTTACCTTTCTTTCATTATTGTACCATAAATTTTATGTTAAATCAAGCATTAAATGTTAATTTTTGTTGTAATAAGTAATTCTGTAGGTTCTCTGGTGTAGCTAAAATTCTATTTTCTTTAAGTACTTTAACAGCTTTTTCTTTACCCATATCATTTGCATCTTCTACACCGTGTGGAACTACAAATGTAGTAAAATGTTCGTGTAGCTTTCTAGCTAATTTAATGTTATTTGTAAGTGCGTCACTATCTAGCATAATATAGATAATAGTACCTTTATGTGTATACTGAATAATCTGGTCTAGTTGAGATTGGGTAACTTGTTTACCAAATGTAGCAACACCCGATTTACCGAACGTAAGTGCGTCAAAAACACCTTCTGTAATAATCATTACTTTTTCTTTTCTAGCGTTATTGAAATTAAAGATACAATCTTTTCTTGCATACTCCTGTTCTGTGGAAGGTGCATTAATAGATTTTAAATAGGGATTAGGGTCTATGCTACGTGTGTTCCAATATTTATAATTACCATTGTTACCGTACGTAAAAAAGATAACACTATTTCTTAATGGTGCTTTTTCTCCATTTGTTTTGTAAAAATACCCATTTGTTACATAAGCTATATTATGCTCTATAATCTGATTAAGTGTAATACCTCTATTTTTTAAGTAATATAAAAAAGGATAAGACTCTTTGTTTTGTAAATTATCTTTTAGATATTTAAAACCTTCAGGCAGTCTTGGTGGTTTTTTATCTTCAGTATTATTTTTATGACTTTTATGTCTTAGATGAAGTATAAGTTTATCTGACTCTGATAGTTCATTACTGTAGTTATCTAATGGACTTATATCAAAAGTTATATTTTTAGTTTCTAACAAGTCTATAGCTTGTTTTGCGGATATAGAATAATAATCTTTCATAAATGTAATAGGGTTTCCCGTAGCATCACATTTCTTACAGTGGTATAATCCATTATCAGATTGTAAAGAGTCTTTTACATAGAACTTGTACTTTTGTTCACCACAGAAAGGACAGCAATATTGGTACTCTCCATTACTTATCTTAGGATTTCCTAGTTCTTGCGTTAAAAAGTCTTGGAATCTCATAAAATCAATCCTTTAATGCTTGCTTAATTTCTTCATTAGAAGTAGCATCTTGTACATTTGACCTAATTCATCGTAGGTTGTATTAACAGCATCGTCTGCATCCTGAACTGCTAAATGATACTGTGTCTCTGGATTATGATGATTAAATTTAGTAATAAAGTCACTATCTTTATCCTCTAAGTAACGACTAATAATCAAAGACTTTAGTTCAGAAAAAATAACATTTAGTTGTGCAAAGCCATAATCTACATCTTCTTGTGTGTAGGTTTCTGTAATAACAGGAAGTCCATAAGATTTAGCTTTGTTGATAATATATAAATTGCTATCCTTTACTGCATGATTTAACCATGTAACTGTGTTGCATACTCTGTCTTTACTATATTCTTTAGAGGTTCTAATACCATAAGACACTGGTAATGATGAACGTAATCTTTTTAATACTAATTCTTTTGTTTTTACATTGTACTTATAAGAATATGCATTAGAAAAAGGGTACCACTCGTGTATATTGTTTAATGGTACATCTAGTTTAGTTACACCCGTAGAATTAGCAACTTCTAATACTCCCATAAATTTGTTTTTAATTTTTAGTTTCATATTTAGTTCACCAACCTTGCCTCTCCATTTTCTTTAATCATAGTAATTGTGTTCTCAAATAAAGGTCTTAAATCTTTATTATGTGTAATTACAAAAATAGTAGATACTGTTTGTAGTCTATCTTTAAGTAACCTTACTACATTCTCACAACCAATCGTGTCTAAACCATCAAAGCACTCATCATAAAGGGCTATATTAGTTTGTAAATCATTTTGACTCATAACTAAATCTTGAATAGCAAAACTAATAGCTAAGTCAATACGTTTTTGTTCTCCTGCCGAATTAGACTTATAGGTTGTACCGCCACTCTTATTATTCACAACTACATCAAATTTATCTTTAAGTTCTCCTTTAGCATTCTTAACTTGAGTTTGGAACTCGATTTCAATATCAGAGCCTGACAGAATTTGTAAGTATTCATTTGCTTTCTCGTTTAAGAAAGGTGTAATGAAGTCTAAGACAACAGAACGTAACCCTTTGTTACTAAAAGCCTCCACCGCATCTTTATACTGGTGTTTCTTATCCTCTAATTGTAATATATTCTTCTTTGTTTTGTCAATAGTATTGTGTATTTCTTTTAATTCATTTTCGTACTCTTTAATATTAGGTTCTGTTGGAGTTAGGTTTGATAAATCCTGCTGTTGATATTTAAAATCTAAATTACTTAACTGCTGTTCTAATGATTTCTTATTATATTCAATGTTATTATTATACTCTTTAGTTGCATAAACTAACTTATCATGTTGCTTTTCTTGTTCTTCTTCTTGTTTTGATACTTCTAATAATTGATTAACCTTAGTATCTACTTGTTGAATAGCTTTTTTATATAAATCTTCTTGTGAGTTTAGGTATTCAATTCTTTCGTTAATGGATAAAATTGTACTGTTAATATTTTCCTGCTCTTTTAACTTATGGTTATTATCAATCTGTGAGCCACATACAGGACACTTATCAGAAGTATCTAAACTATTTAACTTGTTCTGTTCTGTTGAAAGGTTCGTAGATTCCACTGATAATTCTACTTTTGTATTATTGTAAATATCTAATAATTCTTTTTTCTTTTCTTCTAGTTTTTGTAAAGCAAGTTGTATTTTATTATATTGCTCTGAATGTTGGAAACTGTCCTCCATTTGTCTGAATGCAGGCAACTTATATAGCTGTTCTTTTAATTGTTTTTCTTCCTCTGCCTTTTGTTGTTCTTTTTTCTTATTCTCTTCTTTAATAGCTTCTAGTCGTTGTAGTTGCTCTTTATAATTATTCTGCTCGTAGTTAATTTTATACTGAATAGACTCAATTTTATATTCTAATTTCTGAATGCTATCCTGTAATTTATTTTGTTTGTCCTTCACTTCTGCTACTTTTTCTTTAGCTACTTCTTGTGCTTTTTTGTATACCTCTACTTTAGTAATGGACTCTAAGATTTCTTTTTTACCTTTGTCAGTTGCTTGACTGAAAGTCGGCATGTCACCTTGTCCGTATACGATTGCATTTAAATAGGTGTTAAAGTCGATACCGAATAAGTCCAGTATTTGTTTATCTGTAACATCGTTTGTAGAACCTGTAATTTCTTTATCATTACAGAATAACTTTACTTTATTTTTGTTTTCTTTATCTTTTCTATATCGTTCAATAATGTAGTTATCTTCACCTATACTAAAGTAAAGTCTAACTAATGTATTTTTCTTTTCTTTCTTATTTACAACTTCATCAGCCTTTAATCCTTTTTCTGTTCTTCCATATAAGGAGTATGTAATAGCTGATACTAATGTTGATTTACCTACACCATTAGCCTCAAAAGAATCATTAGTTTTGTTAATCCCTTCTATTAATATTAATCCTTGGTTATCTAAGTCTAAAGTTGCTTCTTTTATAGCCATAAAGTTTTTAATTTCTACTTTTTTAAACCTAACCATTAACAATCTCCTTTATAAATTTTATTTAGTTCCACATTTACATCTCCCTACATATTATGTTATCTCTTTGTTACTCTAAAAAATGTATGATGTGAGCCATAGTCAATCCAATGGTAATCTTCATGCTCGTTCACTCTAAAGTAATGTAATCTATCTTCTAAATTAGAGTCTTTAAATATTTTCTTAATCTTATTAATACCATCATCTAAATTATCTACATTGCAAATATTTGTTAATGTGTTATCTTCATCTTGAAATTGTAATACAGGTTTATTCATATCAAATACTTTTGATTTTACGTTGCTAATATTAAGGTTATTAACCTTACGATTTTTTAGTAAAGATTCTACGAGTTGTTCTTTATCTAAAATATCTTTAAATTTTGTGTCACTAAAGTCCTGATTGTTATAGGATAACATTATTATCTCCTCCTATACTAAAAGTATACCATTTTAGGTATGCTTTGTCAATAGTTTATAGTACTTCTTTTAAACATTCTTTAATTTCATTAACAGATTCTGGGTAATACTCTTTAGCATACTTTTCTGTAATTTGTAATGGTGAATCTGTTACTTCAGAATCTACCCTTTTTTCAACAGTATACTGTTTTTTAAGTTGGAATTGTACATTTTCTAACTCATCATCTAATTCTAAAGCTTTAGCTTGCTCAGGTGTTCCTACCCAACGAATAAAGTTATTAGATTTTAGTAATTTTCCTACATTCTCTGAATCTTCATTAAGGGTAATAAATCTTCGTGTATTAATAGGAATAAATTCTGTTGTGAGTTTATCTGTATCAATTAAGTGTACCCCGTTTGATTCCTGTTCATCGGAAAATGATTGTTGCATAAGAGAACCACCATACATATGGTTAGGATTATTATTTAAGTATTGTCGTCGGTGATAATGTCCTAATAAAATAAAATCGTACTGCTCTGGTAGTAAGTCCTGATACCCAAAGGCTCCTTCTAGTCTATGGCTACCTTTACCTGTTAAACTACCTTCTACACCTAAGTGCCCTACTAAAATATTTACCTTATCCTCTTGGTAACTACTTTTAATGTAGTCCTTAATCTCCTCTGTTTCATCTCCATAAGCACACATTGTTAATTGGACTTTATTAGAAAGAGGTTCACTTCGTAAATCTTTTGTTACTTCGACATTAGGTAGTGTCTCAAATATGTCTATACTTGAATCAGTGTATAAAGAGTTAGATACTGCGTCATGATTTCCACGAACCATATAGACTTTAACATCTTGATTACTAGCAAAGGTTTCGAAAACCTTATTATATACTCGTGTGTCTACACTATTTCTCTTATGGAAAAGGTCTCCCCCAAATATAACCTTAGCATTATGTTCTTTAGCTAAATCGAATACTTTTTGTAACGCCTCAATTTGTTCTCTAAATCTATCATTTACGTACTCTTCATCGGGTTTTGCGTAATTTGTAAATAAATGAAAATGACTATCTGTAAAAAATATAAATTTCAAGTTCATTACTCCTTTACTTTTCTTTCTACTGTCACAATAGTATCATTGTGCCAACCACCATGAGGAACTAATAGTATTTCAACAATCTCAAACCCATTAGACTTTCCAATACCTCCGCTGTTCCACCCACAAGTGATTACATAGCCACCTTTCTTAGTTATTCTAGCTATCTCTTTCTTTTGATTGCTCCAATAACTTGCTTGTGTTGTTTGCATATTTACTGATTTCCCTAGTTTTTTATATACTTCACTTACTTGTCGTGGTGAGTAGGGAGGGTCATATAAAACTAAATCTACTTCACTGTCTTTAAATGTTTTTAAAAAATCTAAAGCATCTAAGTGGTAATTAGTGTCATACTGAGTATCTATATCATTAGTAATGGTAAAGTCTTTAAATATACTATCATTAGCAAAGGGGTCAATATTAATTTTATTATACTCAATATACTTAGTGATAAGCTCTTTAATAGGTTTTATTTTAAAAGTTTTACTATTAGGCATAGCCCATATCCTGTTTATTTTCATTTAACTCTCCTTTATGGTTTTCTATTCTTTCATCAGCTAGTTTATAGTACTCTTCATCTAATTCAAAACCAATATAATTCCTATTAGTATTTATACAAGCAATAGCGGTGCTCCCCCCCCCGATAAATCCATCAAAAACAACATCACCTTCTACACTATGTTTATTAATACATTGTTCTAACAAATCTACTGGTTTTTGGTTTTGATGCATTTGTTTCTTTCCACTAACTCTGTCAAAAAACCAAACATCTGTAATTCTTTTACCTTCTAACTTCTTTCTACCTTTATTAACTAAAAATATAATCTCGTATTTTCTTCCAAAAGATGCTTGTAAATCTCCCGCTGTGTGATTATTTTTAACCCATATAATCATATTCTTTATTTTAAATTTCTTTTCTAGCTGTTGTTTAAAAAAATCTACTTTACTAGAAGAACAAAACATATACATAGCAGTATTAGGTTTCATAATTCTGTAACATTCATTTATATAATCAATAATTAATTGTTCATTATCGTCATTTAAAATTACATTGTTAAACCTATGAGATTTGTCTTTTCTACGGTTTGTTTTATAGTTAACTAAGTATGGTGGGTCTGTAACAATTAAATCTACGCTATTATCAGGAATCCTTTTCATACCTTCTAAACAATCTTCGTTATAAATTTTATTTAGTTCCACATTTACATCTCCTTTTTATTCTTACCGTTAGTATACCTTATAACAAATACAGTGTCAATACATAAAATAAAAAATAGGTAAGTTTTTACCTTACCTAAATTTCTAGTCCGCCAAATGAATTATTTAGTTGGTCTACTTTATTTTCTTTCTTTTGGAATTTATTTGTATCTTCTCTACCATCATCGGATAGTAAAGCTAAATGCTCTTTGTATTCTTCTTCCGTTTCGTCTTTAATTCTCATTTTCATAGGGTTTACTTTCATATGAACAAATCTTTCACCCGTATTAGAGCTATTCCGTACTTTATCTAAGTATAAACGCAAAAACCCATTTTTAAATTCAATATCTTTTTGGTTTAATACTAAAGCTACCTCTACAGCATTAATAATCTTACGACTTCCCTCTACGTGTTCACTTGTGATTACATCACTACCATAAGCGCTTCTATTTGTTTGTGCTAACGTCCAGCATACAAAATTATATTGTTGTGATAACCTACGTATATCCTCAAATAATCTTCCACCTGACTCACTTTCAGATGCATACTTCTCATAAGGGTTACGCATTAGTTTAGGATAGTCAATAATTACTACATCGATTTGAATATCTTTACGAATCATTGTGTTTATAATAATTTGCTCTAACTTAGTAGGACTCACTTCACCAGGCATATGCTTAGACATATATAAGTTACCTAGTGTAGGGTACTCTTTATATTTAGTTTGTAAAGCATCGAATACTTGCTCATTTAATTGTAACTTATCTTTTAATAATGCTGATTTATCTACACCTAAAATTTGTTGTTCAGTTCTAAGTACCATACGGTCTAACTTTTCCTCTAAACCAATATATAATACGTTTAAACCATTAACAACATAATTTCTAGCTAAGTTTGATGCCATTAAAGATTTACCTCTACCAGAAGGTGCAATAACTAAACCAACTTCTCCACGAGCAATACCACCTTCAATTTGTGCGTCTAATGAAGTGTAGCCAGTAGAATATTTATTTACAGATAGTTTAGATAGTAATTCTTTCTTCTTCTCTACATCATTGAAGAAATCTAAAAACTCACCGTCCCCTTCACCAAGGTTATTAACTTCTATTTGTTTAAGTTGTTCTATGAGTTCCGTGAAGTTATCAGAATCTTCTTGTTTGTTTTCTGAAATGAACTTCACTAATGCTTCCTTAGATAATTCTTTTTTAATATACTTATTAATTTCTGTTTTTAAAGATTCATCTTTATTATCTACTTTAACAGTATATAAATCATCTAAATATTTTAAAGCATTAGTAACATCTTCTTCTGACTCTTGGTTTGTGTTCATTAAACCCTCTACTTTAATAGCAACGGTATCTGTTGAGTAATTATCAACAGTGTATGTGAGTCTTTTGATTGCAGTATAGATATACCCCATCTTTTCTGATTCTGAACTAAACAAATGCTTAGGTAGTTGTGTTAGAATATCTCTAGCAAAATTAGGGTCTTTCAGTGAATTATGTAAAATAATCTCCTTAATCTTTTTACTCATTCTCATATCTTCCTTTCAATTTGTCATAGTCAAGTGTACCATACTTTGTAAAAGGAATCAACCCTTTTAGATTATTTTCTTCTAACACTTTATATAAGTCTTTTAAATTTGTTTGATACCCTTTTAAGTCTCCGTACATTCTGATTGTGTACATAAGGTTATTAAAATTTCTGTGGACTAAATAAGTATATCCTACTACTTGATTACCTTGAGTATTTAGAGTACCTATGAAGTTATTATATTTAAATAGAGACTCTTGTGTGTTAAATATCTTATCTCCTACAAAATATTCACGCTCCAGTATAAACATGGAGAGTAAAGCCTTATTAGAAAATGAGGAACTATCATACTCATTGATAATTAATTGTTTTACATAATCACTAATTAATAATTTTTCTCTATTAGGTAAGTGACTTACTTTTTGTTCTATCTCATAATTAAAGTTTAGTAAGATTAATTGCTTTTCATTAGTAGATAATCCTAGCATTACATCTTCTACATCTAAAGCGTCATTAAATATAGATTCCATGTCTACTTTATTAATATTAAGTCCTTCCGTATATAGTTGATGGAGTTGCTGTACAACTAAGTCCTCTGTAAAGATAGAGCTATCTACAATTAACTCTAAGTCACCTACATGTTTTTGAGTATTATTTACATTTTTATGTACACCTTTTACATATTTTAAATATCTACCTATATATTTTTCACTTATAAGATAGTTAGGTTGTGGCAAGTATGTTTTCTTATATCCATTTCTGTATTCATAATCTACATTCTTAAATACATTTTGCATATACTTAAACACGTTAATATTATATTCTTTAACTAATTTCTGTAACTTATAAAATATAGTAAATTCTTTTGTACTAAAAAAGTTTTTAGGTGTAGGATAATTCATATAATACTGCATTTTAGCAGTATAAAAACCTTCTTTAGTCTCTTCAAACTTATACTTACAAAACATAGCTGAGTATTGATTGTAGAGCTTATATAAAATAAATGCCTTGTAAAAACCTTCTGGGTCATAAGATAATTTAAACAATTCTTTATCAGGGTATAGTAACCCATCTAAATAATAGTTCATATCATATATAACTTTTCTTTGTTTATCCTTAATAGCATTATATTTTATCATTTCAACTTTAGTTCTTCGTGTACCTTTATAGTTGTATTGATAGGTAGGGAATACTTTCTCCTTTAGATAATTAGCGTAATCTTTATTCGACTCTATAATGCTACCTTCTACCTCATTTACAGTATTAGGTAAATTAAGTGTGATAATAAAACCACCTTTATTACCTCTTTTAGTAGAAGTAGCAATCTTACCTTCATGTTCTAAGGTCTTAAGGTTAGAGGTAAGAGCAGATAAAGAGATATTAAGTTTTTCAGCTAGTTCTTTTTTTGTTGTTGCTACATACTCATGCTTTAATGAATACTGCTCTAAATAACTATATAATCTTCTCTTTATCTTACTCATCTCATCTATCCCTTTCTAGTAACATCTTTTACCTCAAACTTTTCTTCCTCATAAATAGATAACCTCTGTTTAAAATGCTCGTACAAAAACTTATGTGTTCTATCCTCAAAGTCAAATATTTGTGTAGTATTATCATCTTTCTTCTTACGTAAAGCCCTACCAATACGTTGTAATACTTGTCTTAGAGATTTCCCACCTGCTCCTAAGATAAGAGCATGGATACCTGATATATCTACTCCTTCATCAATAAGACTGGTAGCAATCATTACTTTTAATTTTCCACTTCTCATATCATTTAACTTTTGTTGTCTTAGTTCTGAATCTACTTCCCCATGTAAAAAGAAATGCTCTATATTTAATTCTCCTAATAATTCAGATATATTCTCTCCATGAGTAATAAAATTAACAATAATTAAAACACCTTTATCCTTATTATACCATTTTTCTGCTAGTTTTGCAATAAGTTTATTTCTAAACTCATTATTGGTTATTCCTATATCATAGACATCCCTATATTCTTTCTGGTTTTCTATGTCCTTAGGAGTTAGGATTGGTATTGTATTTATAGTAGGTTTAGCCGAATGCCCTTCACTTATTAAAAATTCGTTTGATACTTTAGAGATTATAGTACCAAAAAGAGCCTCTAATCTCATATTAAGTAAATCATCTTGAGTATCAATAGAGCCTGTCAAAGCTATTCTATAAAGAGCATTATCACAAGTCATTAAATTGTTATACCAAGAATCTGATTTGGAATGATGTGCTTCGTCTACTATCATTACAGCAACAGAATCTAAAAACTCACGCATTTGATGGTATTTAGCATATTTCTTTTCATTTTTACTTTTAGCAATATTTTGGAATATTGCATTATGTTTTCTAAGGTTCAGTAGTAGCTCTTGGTCTGACTTAGAAGTATTGTAAATACTAATTAACTCATCTTTAACCTTTTGGTCTACTTTAGTTTTAGGTTCAAATTGCTTTAAGTACATGTCCATAAATCGTTTTTGGTTTTTTCCACCTTCAAACTTAGGTAGGACTTCTTTAGCTATCTTCTTACTAATATTTTGCTTAGGCGTAACTTTCAAACCTTCTGTAGGGTCTTTCATATTTGCATTTAATGTAGGTATCATCACCACATTCACTTGCTTAACATCAAATTTACCTGCACCTACTTTACCAATAGGAATATTTAAGCGCTCTTTTAACCTGTCCGCAGATTGATGAAAGATTTCTGTAGAGCCTGTAAAGAATGCTATTGTTTCTCCTTTTTCAAGTTGTGGCAGTAGTTGGTCTATAATTCCACTGGCACATTCTGTTTTACCTAGTTAATTGTTACGAATAGGTTCGTTAATCCTATCCTTCTATATGTCACCATATAGCTCAGACTATATCATAACCATATCATATGAGACTTAGGTCTCCCCCGTTTCGTTCCACTTGGAACTACATAATAGTCGTTGCACCTTCCTATTACTAGGCTTGGCTCATGATTGTCTCAAATGAGAGATGTCCCATGAATTAAAGGGATTCTATTAATGTATTTCTACATTAAAGGGCAGTAAAACCATTAGTCGCAATCTTTAATACGCCGGTAAAATTAACCAGACTTTCATACACAGCTTGATATTGATATTCACGTAATGTAATTTGACCTATTTTATTATCTAATAGCTTTATTTCTTTATCAATATCTTCAGGAGCTAAGAAACTTTCAGAACGTTCATCAATCTTAGAATATTGGAAGTTATATCTTGATTGTAACTCTCCTAGCAATAGCTCTACTCTATGTAGTAGTCCTGTAGGGAATTTATCTTCCTCGTAAACGTAGAAATCAATGTATCCATCCCAACTTCCTCTCTTATATGCAGGACTAAATTGGAATCCTTGTTGCCTTGCTCCTATTGTTGTGTGTATCCGCTTTAAAAATATATCCTTTAAATACTTATCGTCCTCCTCAAACTCAACATAAGTGAAAAGGTTTTTTATTCGTAATTTCATAAATGCTCCTTCCACCCTGTACACAAGGGTTATTCTATCATATTTTACTGTTTAAGTCAATAAAAAAACTAGGAAATTAATCCTAGTTTTAATAGTTTATACCTACAATGCGGGTAACATATGCATTTTTCGTACTTGTTTTTGACATATCTGTAATACGCCATGACTTTTTTCCAAAAGCAATACCCACACGGTATAAGTCAGATTTAGTGCTTGAGGATACTACAGTACCTGACACAGATACTCGTGCCTGTCCTCTAATATAAAACTCATGAGCTCCGTTTTGTAAATCGTACGTAATATCACTTGTATTATTACTTTGAGAAGGTACTGTAACAAATACCTTTACATAATCATAGTCAGCAATAGGGAAATCAAGGTTCTCAACCTTACCTATGTCATTGAAGTTCTTTGTGCCAGTCCATAATACATCAGATGATGGTGCTGAGCGCACTTTCCTAAATTCCCCATTACTCACAGCCCCTGTGAATAGTCTACCATGGTAATCAATAGCATAGTATACACCGTGGTCTACGGAGTCAAAGATATAAATACCCCTACAGCTAGTTCTTCCTGAGGGATTACCTGCTACTCCGCCCTGGATATAGAATGTAAAGGCTTTAGGTCTAGGTAAAGAGTTTAAGTACTCTTTTACTCTTGTCTCAAAAGAAACACCGTCATCAGTATACAATAAAAGATTATATCCACCATTTACCGTGGTTAATAAGTAATCTTCTACATCTTCAATACCAAATTCTTTTACCCAGTCAAAGTCTTTGGTTTGATTAGATACTGAATGATACATTTTATTATCGGGACTAATGTAAATATATGAACGCTCATCAGATTGATTAGTTATTACGGATAAATAGCCATCAGATTTATTGTCCGGCAATTCTTTCATACTATTTACGATGTAGTGTCCTGGTGCAATAATATCTTTATAAGAACCTCCTACAACCAAAGTACTTCTATTATTAATCCGTGAGTCTATAAACCTCCAAGAACCTACCATACCATTATAATTTACACGATAAGCAAGATACTTTCTAGATTCCACTGTTGTAATAGTATTAACAAACTGTACAGTACCTAATTCTGTTTTATATACACTTAAAAGCAAATCTGTTCTAAGTTCTTGAGGTAGTTCTAGTAAGTAAATAGATATATTAGAGGCTACATAGTAGAATCCTGTTTGAGTGATACTACTTAATGAATTTCTGCTTGTCACTTGCTTAGCTTTACCATTATCTTGCACTAGGTAATACTTAGGGGTACTATTAGATTGTGCTTCTAGTTTTTCTACTTTAGCAAAAATGTTACCGTCCTTAGATAACTCTGTCCCTATATTATTCACAGCCTCTGTCAGTGCTTTAAGTGTATCGGACTCTGTTATTGCTTCAAAATTTATTAATGCCATGCACTACCCTACTTTCCCATAAGTAACTCTAAAATCTTGTTTTGCATATCTTTAATACTCTGTAGTTCATCCATTAAATGTTCAACTGATTTAGAATCTTTTTCTTGCTGTTCTGGGGTACTCTCAGCACTACTTTCTTCTTGTTGTTGAGGTTCTTTATAATCAGGATTAATAATAATCTCTTCTGGTGAACTATAATATTTGTATTTAGTAGCTTTAAATTCTTTAAAGAAGTCTCTAGGGAGTAAGTCCTCGTGTACTAACACCTGGGCTACACCCTCCTCCTCCTGCCCATATGTAACGTATCCTGTAATAACGTTCTTATCTAATAAAAGTAAAAGATACCCATCTACTGCAAAATTAATTTGTCTGCTCATTCTAATCCCGTTGTCAAAAACTTATAAAACTTTATAAATTTTATTCCTTTTTCAACGTATCCCTTTTTGAGTAAATTACTATATTCATTTACTCTACTCAAGTTTGTATGATACTTCAAAGGCTTAAATTCCCATACAACGAATGGTACACATATTTAGTATCTTATTAGTGTTAATCTAAATATTGTAATTAGCTAAATTAATACTTGCATTTAGGTCTCTATCAATACTAAAACCACAATCACATTTAAGTATTCTGTCTGATAGTTTTAAATTTTTATAGACTTTACCACAATTAGAGCATGTTTTACTAGAAGGAAAGAATCTATTTGCAATAACTAATTCAATACCTTTTCTTTTAGTTTTGTATTCTAATTGTCTTCTAAATTCATAAAAACCTTGTTTTTGTACTGCTTTAGCTAAATGTCTATTCTTCATCATACCATTTACATTCAAGTCTTCTATAACAATTCTTCTAGGTTTGGTTTTCACTATAGAAGTTGTTGTTTGATGTAAATAGTTTTTTCGAATGTTAGACAATCTTCGTTGTAATAGTTTAATTTGTTTTTCAAGTTTTACAATATTGCAAGTTTTGACAAAGGTACTCCCTTCTTTATTTTTTTGGTATTTACGTGATACCTTACGTTGCAATCTACGTAATCGTTTTTCTAGTTTTTTAACTTTTATTGTTTTATTAATATTCCCATAAATGGTTCCATCAGAGCATACGGCTAACTCTTTTATACCTAAATCTATACCTAAAGATTCGTTTGTTAGCTCTTCATATCTGTTCTCTCCTTCAATAGAAACACTTATGTACCAGTACTTACCATCAAAAGTAATTCTAGGATTATAGTACTTGGTATTAGTAGGTAATTGTTCAGAAGTTCTAACCCAACCTACTTTTTCTAATAATACTAAGTTTTCTTTTACTTTTAGTTTTTGTGAATCATTATAGAAACTAGGTCTTGTTTTCTTTTTAGATTTAAACCTAGGAAAGCTAGATTGCTTTTTAAAAAACCTTTTGTAAGCATTACAAGCGTCTTTAACTGCTTGCTTAGGAATATTGTTACTTACTTCACTCAACCATTTAAACTCTTCAGTTTTCTTTAGTTGTGTTATTTCTTTTCTTAACACAGAATCTTGTATAAATTTATTACCTTGTCTATAATTTTCTTGTTGTTTTGCTAAAGTCCAATTATATATAAATCTTGCTGTACCGGATGATTTATACAATTTTAACTCCTGTTGTTTAGTAGGCTTAAGTCTAACTTTTTTAGTTATCATTAGTTAATGTACCTACTATTTTTTTTAGCTTTATGTGCTCTTTTTCCTTGTAATCTACAAGAAAATACTGTAACTATTTGAATTAAATCTTCTACTAACTCTTGTTGTTCCGTTTTTTCTTCATTATCAATAATTTCTATAGACATATATGCCATACTATCACCTCTATATATAGTATAGCATATTTTATCCAAAAATACAAATAAATTTATAAGTTTTTATAAACTATTACCTGTTATAATCCCCCTTTATATTTGTTTGATGCCAGTAACGGCTTGTAACGTAATATTTCCAGTTTGGTCAGACTGAACTGCATTTCCTGTTACTTTCTTACTCATATAAGGTGTAATTGATAATCCAGAACTATCAACAGTAACAGCGCCCTCAAATAAGTCAAATCCCGCACTAGAATCGTTATTCACAAGGTTTAAATCACGAAAGTATACCGTAGATACTTGAGGTGATACCTTAAATGTATACGCACCACCTAAAGAAAATGTAACGTAATACTCAATATAATCATAATTATTAACTGTGTCTTTTAACCTAACAGTACTCTTAGTAGCTAAATCTTGACTACCTTTCCAAAGTTCCGTTGTTGTAATAGTTTGAGATACAGGTTTACTGTAACCATTACGTATATTTATGATATATTCTTTGCCGGAAACCCCTGTAGCTTTTATAATAGCTTTAAAACCACTACCTTCAACACTTTTCTGTATTGTACCCATAACGGGTTCAGGGAACTTAGAATTTCTCATGTTTTGTGTTGCATAGAACAAGGACAGCCCAAAGTTTACATTAGCTACCTCGTCCTCTAATGTACCAGAACCTATTCCCCACTTGTAATCAAAATCACCATTCTTAAGTATATCTCCTGGAATAAATTTATTAATTTCTCTATCAGAGCTATAGCTAGACCATGCAGACCATGAGCCGTTATGTTTAACCTTTGTAAATATTTTTTCTGAATTATCAGGTAAAAAAACTAACATACCCTCATTCGACGCAGTAATCTTAGCGTAAATCCAGCCTGTAGAATTAACGTTGTCTGGTGGATATACTAAAGAACCATATACATCAACATAGCTACTTACGTAATCTTGATTTATCTGAGACCCCTCAGGAGTTCTGCCTCTGCTATCAGTAATACTAAATGTCTGTATATTTTGAAACATCCTCTGTATATTCTCTACATCTTGTGACAAGGAGGCACTATTGCTACCTAACTCATTTATTTTAGGGTAAGCATCTTTTAAATAGTCCGTACCTTTTAATTGTTTAAAAGTAAAAGCCATTAGTTAAGTTCACTCCTACTAATTAATTCATCTAGTTTTTTTAGTTTTTCATCAAATAGTTTTTCTTTCTTTGATAATCTATCATGTAACTCCAACACACTCTTTTCTTGTGGTGTTGGAATAAATATTTTTGTTTGTGAGTAAGGGTCTCTATACTCATGTGGCATACATCATCATTCCTTTATAGAAAAGGGGATAGAATCCCCTTTAAAATTATTCATCTCTAGTTGTAACCATTAGACGTCTTACACGTGGACGTAAGAAACTATTCTTAGTTGCTAAGTCCAATCTAACTTTTAATTTTTTATCTTTAGATGATTTATTTGTTTTCTCATCAATAACGTATCTAGTAAATTCGTTGTTGGCTTTAGTCTTAGTTGCTGTTTTACTAAATTCTTTCCATGACACTCCACCATCTACAGAGTACTTAGGAGTCACTGTTGCCCCTTGAGGTAGAAATGCCTCGTAACTAAATCTAATAGTATTGAATGGTGCCTCACTCATATCTACGCCTCTAGCAATGTAGCTACCTTTAAGGTTAGTTAAGAATGTTGTAAATGTTAAATCAGATACACTTAATAGAGGTGAAATATATTTATTAGAGTTAAATGTTGCACGTAACTTAACTTTTTTAATTACAGAATCGATTTCTATATCTTGGTAGTTACCAACAGGCTCCCATTTAAGCGTATCGAATATTGTACCCTCATCCATAGCATCAGTGATTACTTTCATTTCCCATGTACAACCCGTGTTCTCTGGTGTTAAGTATGTAGACATTAATACAAGTCTGTCACCTTTAACATCAGTCATTTCCTCAAACTCAATTTGTGCTGTCTCATTAAATTTAGCTGTGTAAATACCAAATTTAAGGTCACTATTTTGGTGAATTGTCCATGCACTTGCGTTAGATGAGCTATATAATACTCCTCGTGCATATGGATTACCAGAAATGGTTTCTGTTGGTCTATCAATACGTGGCTTATTGCGTGTACCTACCCACATAGTATACTCATCATTTTCTGTAAGAATAACTAAAGCGTATTCCTTTCCTGCTTCTACCATAATAGGGTCATCAAAGTATACTCTTGTCTCAGCACTAGCATTATTAGATACCTTAATATCACTAGAGTTAACTACTTGTTCTCCGTAAATAGTTTTAGTAGGGAAACCTTGATTACCTACTTCACGCACTTGAACCGTTACATTAGAGTTGTCATCCCCTTTAGATGCAAAGTATAAACCTACAGAACTGATGATTCTGTTTTCATCGTACTGGAATGATTGAGCTAATGGGTCAATTAAGTTTACTGTGACACGTGTACGTAAGATAATCTCTTGGTTAATCTTCTTTCTACCATGTGCGGAATATGTAGTTGAGCTAGTAGAATTTTCATTCTTTAATGAAACTTCACGATTACCACAACGAATACCTGCGGGAATTGTAAACTTGCCTTTTGCTGTTCCTTTTGCATCTGTAATAATAGAACCTTCTTCGGTTCCTTTTCTGTATCCTACATCTGGTGTAATAGGTGCTCTAACACCATCAAAGTATAATACTAAGTTATTATCATTAGGATGTAGTCCGTTTACCTCAAATTTAACATCTCGTTGTCTAATGAACTCAATCATTTCTTCTAATGTTTTATGTCCCACTTCAGTCATGGTACCTGTAGTTGTTGCACGCCATTTTTCAAAAGTACTACCAAACTCTAATCCATTATCTAGTTCAATTTTTGCTTGTTCTGCTCTTGATTTTGCATTACGTTTAGCTGAAGCCTCTGGATGAACCCACCATCTACGTGTATTAACTACCTTAGCTTTACCGAACTGGTTAATTGTTACATTCTCTTCATCAATCCAGTTATCCTCACTAGGTGTTAATTTTAGTTTACCTTGTTTATTTGGTATATTATAAGGGTTTACATTAAGTGTTTCACTAGCTAGTGGTTGGTAAATTGTGCGCTCCTCAGTAAATGGTGCTGAAACAATTCTACCCCAGTTGTGAATATTACTTGAGCCTTTTAGTAAGTTAGGGTCATTCACGCTAGTTGTATACTGTAGTGTTACCTCTGAGTCCTCAAAACTCATAGCAACACCATAGTCTGGGTGTGTTACATCGGCTTTCTCTAAACTAACAAAGCCATCACTAAACACTGAACGTAATGTGAGTGGGTTTTGACCTTCCATAGCACTATCATCTAATGCGTTCAATGCTTGGTTATACTCTAGGTTATCAATACGTTTTTTCATCTTTTGTAAGGACTCCATTGATAAACGCTCTACAGATTGTGTGTAACATTCTGTAGCATCAGAGTCTGGGAATATTGTTACATAACCTAGTTGAAGAGTAAATGGGTCATGTTGAAGTGGGGGTGTAACATTTCTTAAAATATTAGGTTCACCTTTTAATGCCTTAATATTACCATCTTTATCTAATACAATCAAGTCTTGACGTGCTAAGTAGTAGTTATAGTCCACTAATACAACAGACTGGTCAATCGGCTTAGTTCCTTCAGTATTGAAGTCTAAGTACCAGTATTTATTTGCACCTTCTCCTGTTGTTTTCAAAGTGTAATCTTTGCTCTCTTCCATACGTCTATTATACTTATACGAAACATAGTAAGTAGTACCGCCATTAGGCTCTTCTCCGCCTAATGACCAGTCTACTGACTGTCCGTTTGTTAGTCTGTAATCTGTGCCTTGCTTATATTCTTTTGTAGTATGCTCAGGGCTATCTTCTGTCCAAACACGTACAATTTCAAAAGCTGTATTGTTTGCTAAGTAATCTACAGTATCTCCTACATTGTCTCTAGAAATTGCTTCTTTTTCTACAAGTACCTGTCCAGTTACACGGTTTACTTGTTTAACAGGTTTATTTGCTAAGGTGATTATTTTATTAGAGTCATTATATACAGTAGATTCATTTTCTGCCGTACCTAGGTCATAAGATTTTTGTAAGTTAAGACGTGTGGATACTGGTTTGTTCACACGATAACCTAATATATAAGCAATACCTGAGTCAACTGTGATAGGTACCATGTCTTCACCTTTACCCTCTACATCACTAAAAATTTCAAACCCTTGCACTTTATAAGAGCCTGACTCTTCATACGTACGTTCAGCTAATACTTTATTAATTCTGTCATACTCAGGATTACTAGCTTGTATATATAAGTCACCGTCTTGGAATACATAAATAGTAGCACTTGAAGGGTCATTAACAGTAAGTACCATGTCCTCTTGAACCCTGTCAGCACCCTTAGAAAAATAACTAGGTACTCCACTTGTTTGGTCTAGTAGGTTGTTATCTTCATCAGCAGTTACAATACGCTCTGTTAATTTAATACCTACTTCTTCTCTTCCTACTTTTGTAAGTTTAACAGAACTATTACTTTCATAGTATCTTACTTTACCATTAATGTAAACATATCCTGGGTTTACTCTTAAAATGTTATTAGTATCTAAGGTAAACCCCATTCCGGATACCTTATCACCATCTTTAAATACGGCGTCACCAAAGTTCTTTAGGTAATATGTTTGGATAGACTGAATCTCATTTAATTCTGATTGCTGTAATGGTCTATCTGGGTTAAAAAGAACCCTTGTTCTGTTCTTAGTTGGGTCAAATCTATCTAAATAAGGAGAACCACTAAAATTTAAAGCCATATAATTATCCCCTCTCTTATAATTCCATAATAAACGACTCAATAATTGTTGTTTGAGCTACTCGGTTTTGAAATTGTTTATTATCATAGAAAATTAATGTTCCCGCATCTTGTACTTCACTAGGTACTAAATTTAGTTTATCTGAAGAAGATTTTAATCCCATAGTAAAACCTACTTGTCTGTATGTTCCTAAAGGAAGCTCGTCCCCTACTACTTCTGCTTGAAGGTAAACATATTTAGCACCTTCTGTAATAGCATTTTCTTGGGATACTTCTACCCATTCTCTATTACCATATTGGATTTTTTGCTTAGAGTCATCAGTTCCTGGTTGTGCAGGACGTACTAAAGCTACTTTTTTAGCTTTCTTATACCCAATAACCTCTTGTAAGGCACTTGTTGTGTCTTTAGGTTGTGGGGGGCTTTGTTCATTAGACCATGGTGATGTCTTTCCTAGTACTAAATGAAAATCTTTACTAGCGTAGTATTTAGCTAGTTCTACATGTGAATTAATCGTTGCAATAGCCATTTATTTGTCTCCTTTTTTAACGTCATATATTAATATATCACGTTCTTATCATAACACATAACAAGAACCGTGTCAATACGCTATTAAATTATTTTTAAGAATGTAGTGTCTTTCTCATAGGACTCTGTATCTAAAGTTAATGTATTATTAGAAAGTGGTATATTAGAGTTCAATAATACAGTCTCTTGATATTTATAATTACTATATGAGTATGTATCTAAAGTTGTTTTGTTAGTGACATTTGTAGATGTTAATGTAACTACTTCCCCTGTAGCGTTGTCCATCACGCCACCTTCATTATTCTTTAAGATGTCTAAAGTTTCAATAGTATACACACGCTCATCATTATTAGTAATTGTTTGCCACAAGGCATTAAAGAATCCTTTATATAATCCGTCTAAGTTTCCTGATTGTGAATTTAAAGTATTAATAGGTATATTCCATATTGATTGTAGTATAACATCTGACATTGGTGTTATATCAGAATAGTCTATGGTACTTAACCCATATAAATCAATATATTTATTAAGGATAGTATTAGTTCCTTGAGATAAATTAATATTCTTTATTAAGTCATAATTACCTCCATAAGTGCTGTATAATAGCCGTGCTCTAGGAATATTATTTACTGAACTTACATTAATCTTTCCTATATCCGTTCTAGCGCCATTAACTTTAACTGTTTTATTTAGGAAGGTAACCTCATCATAACTAGACTTAGAGTACCCTGTATATTCTTCTCCTTCTTGTATCACTAGATTAGTAATCTTTATTGTATTACTTTTAATAGGTTGGGTATATGCTGTACCATCTATTGTATATCTACCTGAATAAATTATTAATCTGTGGTCTGTTATTCTAGGTGCTGTAAAAGTAACAGTTTTCTCTAGTTTTCTAGGTGATGTTCTACTTATTTGCTCTCGTAAGTTAATATTATCTTTAGGTGTAGTCGCACTATAAAACCATATACCATGCGTATCAGAAAAAGTTTTAAACGAGCTGTCTATAGTATCTACAATTTCAAGCTCGAAGTGAATCGTATAGCGTTTCCCTTCCTCTAGAATCTTATCTAAGTAGTCCGTGGAATATAGCGTACTAGCAAACCCAGATGTTGTAAACATCTCTGTATTAGTAATATCATGGCTTATATCTATTGACCCTTTGTAACTTTGAAATAAGTTTTTAGACTTTTCTTGATAAACTTCACTTTCTATAGGTGTACTATCCTCTTTAAGTAACTCTATAGTGATAGAGTTATTAGGGTCTACTGTATATAAATCAGATGGGTTAGGTTGGTAGGCTGTCGCAATACTGCCTCTCTCTAATTTAAAGTCTTTTATATGAAAAATATCAGAACTATTTTTACCTATAATAAGACTGTAGTTATCAGAGGAACCATCAATAGTAAATGTTTTTATTACTCTTGTATAGGCTGATGTATGATTAATGTTACTAAAAACTAAAGGTAACTTTGTTCCTGTAGTATCTTGTAGAAATGTATAGTCTAAAGGTTTAGTATTGTCATTTGATTTGTACATAAAAGACAGAGTATATGTACTGCCTGCTGTTAATACAATATTATTGCTTAGTTCTACATCAGTTTTTGTTTGGTTTTCACCAGTCTCTACTTTTAGTTCATTACCTTGTTTAGTTATAGTAGAGTTAGAGTGACTTGTATAGTTACCTGATGATACAACAGTATTATTTAATAAGTTACGGTTTATATTATTACTATACGCATCACCTATTCTTATATACTGTGATGGATAGTAAGCACGTTTACTTATAATATCCCCATTTGTAGGTAAAGTTAATTTAGTTGCATCTATATAGTTATAGCTAGATAAGGATGATAGTACCTTATAAATATTTGGTAAAAATCTATTGTTTGTGTATCTATCTATTTGTGTGTTATTAAACGATATGTCTATATAGTTGACCTTTATGGAAACTTCTTTGTAATCTCGAATACGTAATCTAGTAAAGAGTACTAACATACTGTTAATATAGTCAGTCAAATAACCAATAGACCCTCCTATATTAACTTCTTTACTAGATACTCTAGATGTATTTATAGTATTCCATTGTTTAGTTACAAAATCAAATATCTGTAAGTCTACCATGATACTTTCTTCTGGAGGTACTAAGGCACTCATGTAATAGTCATAGGTTGCTTCTCCTATGAACTTAATAATACTTTCCTTTTTATCTCCTGTTACTACTTCAGGTTTGTACTTTAAGAAATATTCCTCCAAATTAAAGCTATTATAGATAAACTTAACACTTTGTGTTGTAGGTAAAGTATAATTTACAGTGTAATTATCTAATTCTTTGGTATACGCGTAGTACTCTAGTGGCATTTCTTTAGCACTATACGTATCTCTAGATGTTACTGGGCTATTATCATTTAATACGTAATCATGTCTAGAATAGTATGCGTAATTATAAAATACTCTACCTGTTGAGCTTGAACCCGAAAGTACATCTTCACTGTTAATTTTGCTTCTATTTACTTTAAATAAAGATGAAGATATAGTAACCGATTCTTTTCTTTCTGCTAAATTTAAGTGCCCATAAAATGTGTCTCCAAAACCACTTAACCTTGTTACCTGTGTGTAGTTTGTAATTATTGGAAGCCCCTCTAACATTTTTATTACATAACTTCCAGTATTATTATATGCCCCGTCATAGGTTAAATATACTTTAACCCCCGCAGGTTTAAACTTATTAATAACCTCTAAAATCTCTGTTGGAAAGTAACTACCTATTTTTATATTAATTACGGCAAATCTATAATAATAACCCATAAGATGGTCCTCACCATTTAGGTGGGATTTATTCGTATAAAATATATTTTTATAAGGTTCATACACATATACATATGCATCTTCTTTTTCTAGATAGTCTTTAATAGCTTTAACTATGGAACTATTAGTTCCTCGTTTCAGTAAGAGATACTCTATAATTCTATCCCTGTATTTATCATCTTCCTCATCTTTTTTTCTATATAGACCGAACCAGTCCCCAAATTTATCTAAGTAGGTTCCTGTAGCTGTTTTTAAGGATGATTGCAACTTACTCTTAATAACATCTTTCTCTACTTGATTGATTTCTTCGTTAAGCACTTTTATTAAAGCGTAGTTAGGGTCTTGATTATCTCTGGTACTCTTCTTTCTTCTTAATAACGGATGTAGATTTTTTAAAAATGTACTCACAAGACCCCTCCTATATTAAAGTTACATCTATGTTACCTGCTCGAATAATTTCCTCAGGTTTAGTTATTGTGTTTCCATGGATTGTAGAAAACTCTACATCATAAATAAGTCTATCATCTATGTTCATAATAACTTGAATTAAGTCATTCAAAATTAAATCATCAGAAACTTTAAAATTATTTAAGTACGTTCTAATTACTTGTTCTATATGGTGCTCTAATGTATCAGAAATCCTATCCTTGTTAGATAAAGTCACTCGTACACTAATATCAGTTAACGTTTTAATTACAGGAGCTACTCTTAGCATTATACCACTAGGTCTATAGTCCTCTAGTTCTTGCTCAACATTCTTTTTTACAGTATCTGGTAGGTTACCATTTCTATCATGAACAAAAGCTGTAACTAATCCTACTTGTTCATAAACATAAACCCCCTCCACATCAGGTACTTGCATAGCACCATATCGAATTGATTTATTAGTAGCTCTGCCTCTAGTTTCTACAAAGTCTTGGAATCGTTTTTTAAAATCTTCTAACGATTCTAAGTCTGCGCCTGTATTGAATGATGTTTCATTACTAACAGAACGTAAGCTAGGAGGAGAGCTTGTCATTACATTTAATGTGTTCTCAGGTATATTACTTGATGCTCCTGTTTGTTTAGAGAATACTTCTAGTATAGCTTCAGTAGAATCTTTAGGTACTCTATACTCTACTAATGTTTCAAATTGATATGGGTACTCTTGATTAGTTGATGTAAAGGTAGTACCCCTAGGAATGATATAATCTTCCTCAATAGGGTTATAGAACCTAAGTGTTACATTCCCATATGCCTTTCTAGCATGTCTACGTTTAAAATCAAATGATTCAATAACACCTTCTTGAATACCCCAGTAAATATTCTCTTTTGTTAAAATATATAATTGCTCTATCTCTAGGGCTATAGCCTCATACAAAGAACGAATAGCAGAACCAGGAGTAAAGTCAGTAACTTTATGTGTAGCTACCATTGTTTTATCTATTAACTTAGATAATATATTAGTAAATTTCCTTGTTTCCATAAAAATTTCCTTTCTATTAAAATAATGCAATTATACCAGAATCGTCCATATTTAGAACAAATCTAATAGAATTCTCAACAGAACGTATATTAACCTCGAATTCCCCATGGTATTCGTTGCCTTTTATCGTCCAGTTTATAATATTTACATTCTCTACTCGTGTATCTACTTTTAAAGTTCGTGCCACTTCCATCTCAATAAGTGTAGCTGTTTCTATAGTATTATATGTAAATAAATTGTGAATCTCGGAACCATATTCTGGGTGCAGTAGTAAACTACCTTTTGGTGTTAATAATCGTGTTTGTAACTGTTGTTTTATGTTACTTACACCCCTAACGACATCTAAGTCCCCGCTACCATTATCTGTAAAAGCTAATATCTCATCACTACTACCATGAGCATTAAAGTACTTCTCGTCATCTGTAATATTTAAGTCTCTCCCAAGTGATAATTCTACCAAAGTTTCTGTATCTTTTTTATTTAGCTCCTGTAAGGATACATTAGATAATTCCTCTTCCGAAGGTATAATAATTGTATCCCCATAAGTAACTAAGTGTTCTGGGTTTTCTTTTTTTTCATTATCTGTTTCTACAATATATGGGTATCTTAAATCATTATGTTCTACAAGGTCAATCCAATAGCTTGGAGTGTTAAAGTACTTTTGAGATATTGCTTGCATAGTTTCACTATAAAATACCTCATGTTTTTTAAACCTCATTTGTCAGTATCTCCTTCTTTAAAAGAGGTAATTGTAACTTAATGTTATTTAGGTTCATCTCTAGTTGTCTCAAATCTAAAACTAAACTATTATACTCTTCATACTCAGTTAAGTAATCTATTGTATAAGCTATATTACTTACTATAATATCCATATCTTTATCTGTTAAGTATACTAAGTTATCTGGATTCTCTATAAAACAGTTTACTATAGAGTATGCCTCTAAAATAATAGTCTGTAGTATATAGTATACACGAGGATTCTGCAACTGTAAAGAAGAATTTTTTACTTTTTCAGGTATTGTGTTAGTGTTAAAATATCTTTCTTTTTTTGGTATTTTATCTTCTTGTATTTCCTTTAATGTTCTTAAAGATAACTCACTTAATTGGAGTCTTGGTGTATAAAATCTAGACACAAACATAATCTCTTCGTCTAAAAGGTTAAAATTCAAGTACCGTGTATCATTATGAATAGAATTTAAGTATGTTAATAAACCAGATGGCTGTTCTATTATATGTCTCATGTTTGTATTCCTCCATCTCCATACCCTATTAAAAGTGCCGTAGAATCTAATGTCCCACTTAATCCATTAGTTGTTACTCTTGGATTATATATTACTTTACCATTAGACGATAAGTTATTACCGTTTTTCATTCTTATGTTTTCTCTAGTGTTGTCATAAACTGAATATTTTTGATTGTTTCTATCCCTGTTTCTTATAACATCACTACTACTGTTACTTAGTCTATTTTTAACATCTTCTTCCCCTGGTTTTACTACATTGCCAAATTCAGGGTCTACTTGGGAACTTCTATCTGGCTCTCCTGCATCTCCTAAAACCATTAAAGAGATTTCATAGTTAAAAAGAAGAGGTTTATCTGCTGAACGGTCAATTTTTAATCCCTGTGGTGCTAAGTGCACTTTATAATACTTATTATCTGTCCAATTGTATAGTTCCATTTTAGATATAGATACGCTACCAGAGTTAGATATATTAGAGTATTCTACAATTCTTTCTTCTAACTCATCCATACGTTCTTTACCTGTTTGAACTATACCATTTGTATTTCTTGCTTGCTTAAATCCTGTGGTACCTGAAAATGTTATTGTTTTTACATCTGAACCATAGTCCTCAAAAATAACATCTGATTTTGTTTTAATAATATTAGAACGTTGAGGGTGTTCTATACTGTAGTTTTCTGGGTTTACTTTAAACCTGTATGTATGCTTATTTCCATTATTGTCTGGGATTATTAAACTCATTCTCATCAATGTGTTTTTTCCATCAGATTGTGGCATGGTTAATCACCTCAAAACCTATTATATCATATTCTATTTAATATATCAATTCAATTTTAATATAACATCAAAAAAAAGGTAAGCATAGGTGCTTACCAATCTTTTGACGTAAAGCCTTTATCATCTATAAACTCATTTAGTACACCATATCCTATTTTAAATTTGGATATTATATTACTATTTGATATTTGTACATTAACATTGTCTAAAGGAATAAACTCTTTATTGTACAATAATTTATAGTTTGTAGTATTAAATGTTTTAACATTATTTTGGTTATCTTTATATGTTACTATTAGAGGATACTCTTTTTTTCCTACTAACCTATGTAAAGAGGTTTCTTCTAATGTTTTTAACTCCGAATCAATGTAAGCTATTCTCTGCTCTTCAGACTCTTGCTCAAGAACACTTACTGAAAAGTTACTTAAATCTTGCTGAAAAGTACTAGAACTTCGTAAAGACTCAGGTACTACAATAATAGTAGGTATAGATGTATTTACTTGCTCTATTGTTACAGTATCTTTGTCATTTATATAGTTATCTTTAACTAGCTTAGAAATACTAGATGCAGTTGTTGTGTTCTCTAATGTTGTTACTTTTTCTGATATACCTTTTAAAGGTTCTACAATGTTTTTAATTGATATATAGTTCTGATTGATTGTTTGTAATTGTGTGCTAGTACTCTCTATGTAGTCCTTAATAGTCTCGTTCATGAAAGTATCGTACTTCTCTATTGCGCTGTCTAACTTAGCACTCACAGTATCTATATTAGACTGGAAATCTTTAGTGGTACTATCTGCTTTGTTAGCTTTTTCTATAGCTACTTTTGTGGTATCTATAAGCTCTTTAATATTCTCTTTACCCACACCGTCTAAGAGATAGTTGATTTCTTCTAGTCCTTTTTTAACATCTTCTAAATTTTTAATAGCATCTTCTACACTATTATCTAGGTTATCTAAAATTGGTTTATTATTTATCTCTAAACCTCTATCTGTAAACTCTAGTTTATGCTTGTCATTTTTTATATAAAAGGTGTTTGTTTCAGAATTAATACCATACTCTACCCAGATTTGTGCCTCGTCTAACAATAAGCTATCCCCTTGGTATGTTGTGCGTTGATTACCTTCATTATCAATCTCAAAAAACGTACGCTTCTGTAAATCTTTCTCCATAACAGAAAATCTAATAGTTCCATTCTGGTCTATATAGAAGGCTGTGATATGATTATCTGGTTCATTGTTATTATTCAGCATTCCTTGGTGCTTAAAAAGCATGTTTGGGGCTTTTTGACTTCTAGGTTCTTTAGTCTTTTTATTACTATAATAAGAGGGATACAAGTCATAATAATCTGTACCTACATGATAATCTGTTGCTTGTGGTTTCTCTTCTTCATTAGATGTTATAGATAAAAAAGATTTACCATTAAAGGTCTTAATCATAGTACCCTCACCATCATGAAAGTCATATGTCATAGACGGGTATATATTATGTATTACACTAAAGTATTTATAATAGTTATCATCTTTAAAATTACCTGTCTCCATATGAGATGTACTTAACAGTTTATTTTGTAAAGACGTCCCGTATGTACTTATTATAATAGGGTTGTTGTATGAGGAGTCTAAAAACCCTACAAGAACAATAGAGCCAGGTGTAATTAGTTCATTACTCCCAAAAGTACTACCCTCAGGGGTTGTTCCAATAAACTTTCTAGGATACGGCACAGAAAAGTTTTCACCATTTTTCACAGGGTTTGTTCCTAAAGTATTGTTATTTACATTTACTTCTACAGTATGTGTTCTATAATTAACTTTAACTACTTTCCCAATAAGTAAATCTTGTATATTAAAGTCATCTGAATCAATCTGTTTTAAGCCTTTTCCTAAGGATGATTGTAGTTGTATCATAAGTAATCTTCCTTTAATCTAAATATTTTACCGTTAAATGCTTCCCAATCTTTTTCTAAATCATAAGTTGATATAGTTGTAATATCTCTAGGAAACTTCCCTTTTATTGTTACATATTTTTTATCTCCTGTGTATACTCCCACTATACTACTATGTTTACCAAAAAATAGTAAGTCACCATCTTCTAATGTATCTATGTCAGATATATATCTATGTTGAAAACTAACATCGTTAAATACGCCACTATTTAATAACGAGTTATAGTCTAACGGGTAGTTTAATTTTGTATCTTCATTATTATATAACCAGTACACCATATTATAAGAATCTAATAAAGAAGTACTATTAGTATCAAAAGGGTTATCTTTAGGAGAACCTTTAAATTGATATTGTATACTTTTATTTCCTATATTTTTTTGTAGTACCTCTACTACTTTATAGGGTAAAGTTAACTCATATTTGTAGTTATCCTCTAACTCCTTATAAGTAGCATAGTGTTGTTCTGCTGAATTATCTAGACTTTCAATTTTAATAGGGTTTAATTGTATTTTAATAGATTCTTTAAAAGTAGATTCTGAATAATGGTTAAAGTTTGTTTTTGACACTGTGTCTACTTTAAAGTCTACCTCATACTCTCCTATTGTCATTTCTCTGACTTTATACTCTTTTTTTGATATATTCATATACTCTATAACATCATAGTAAGGTCTTAAGCGCTGTATTGCTCTATATAGAGAAGTGTCTACAAAAGGCTGTATTTCTGTATTCTTTTTATTAAACATTTCCTCATCATAAGGGTACGGGTAACTATATATATTATCTATGTATAGCTCTACTATTTGCTCTATTCTCATAACAATCATCCTTTAATCATAAATATATTGTGCATTTCTATATTCTGGGCTTCCTTTTTTATATAGGCGCTCACCATAAGTTTTAGGTGACGCATAGTTATAATCTGAAACATAGATACCATCATCTGTAACCTTCTCAACAAAAGCTACGTGACCGTATTGTGCAGAACCTCCTGGAACACCCCTAGCCCATACAGCCACTGCTCCTCTTTTAGGTTCTTTTCCTGTAGATACACCTGCTCCCCTAGCGCCTGCAATCCAATCTGCAGCATCGCCATATGCAACAGCTTTTAATCCTAATTCATAACGTCTATTGTAACAATACCACGTACACTCTCTAGCCCACTGCCCTGTATTAGGGTTCCCTGGAGCAGTCCAATTAGTGTCTGTTTTGTTTCTAGGGGTGGGTAGTTCTTTACCTTTATATTTTTTGTCTAGGCTAGATAAAGAAGCTCCTGAGTGATGTTCTCCACTAGACTCTGAATCACTACCAGAACTTTTACGCTCTTCAACTCCTTGTGATTTCAAAGCCTCAGACGTTTTTTCACCCAAGAGTCCTCCCTCAAAGTTAGAAGAGTCCCCCCACGGTTTTGCAAACCTATATTTACTTCCTTCTGGTATAGTAGCAGACTTTAATCCTCTGGTAACCCCTAAGATAGTGATGTATCCTTCTTTATATGAAAATTTATGTTGTACAGATTCTACATAGAACTCCCACATCTCATCTCTTTGATTATCTTTTACAAAAAGTCTTTGACCTAAATCGTATTTTGGATGTCCTAGCACTGTTATTTCTCCGGAAAAGAAATTAGGATTATTATGGTACCAATTAAAAAGCATCTTAGAAAATATAAGTAAAGGAGAATCACTAGGGTCTGAGCCCGTGTCAGCAGAAACATTAGACAAGCCGGTTAGCTCTTTAATAAAGGACTCAACATCTTTATCTTTGGTAGCTCCTTTTGTCTTATCTAGTCTATCCACTAGCTTTTTAGACTTTGCTCTATTCCCAAATCTAAAGTCCTTACTTAGTTTACCAATAGCCTTATTTTTCTTTTCTTTATTCTTATAATCATCTTCTTTTTTAAATATGTCATCAATAATCTTTATGACTGAATCTTTAGTGGCTTCTGGTCTTTTATCCTGTTCTTGTTCTGATTCTACTGTTCTTCCTACTATTTTTTCATATTCATCTTGTGGTACTTTTCCGTTTTCTACATAATAGTCTACTATCTTTTTAGCTTTATCTTTACGTACGTTTCTATATGTTCGAGCTAATTTAGAAATCATTTTTTCTGTATTACGGGAAATGTTATCTCTTCCCATATTGTCTAGGTCTCTTACTATTTTATCATATGTACCTAATTCTTGTCCAGTATCATTGTCATTACTTTCTTCATCAGTAGTAGAGCTATCCTCATCAAATATAAAAGGGTTTTCTACTTCTAACCTAGTATATCCGTATCTGTCTACAAGTCTTTTATGGTATTGCGGTTTTGAAAATACCTTAGCATCTATCTGCTTATACATCATACTATTTGTTACGTTAAATATAGAATAGGTCTCTACATCATTTTTACCTACATCTTCTTCTATAAGGTCCTCTGTCTCTACCACAGTGTACTCTAATGCACGCCATTGAGTTGGGTTAAAGGGTGTCCTTCTTAATATTAGTTCTGTTTTCCCATGCTCTTTATTATTTCTATAAAATTTCTCATTAAATGGTTTTGCTGTGGTAAAATCCATTAAATCAGACAGGCTACCATCAAAATTTATAAAAGGTGTGACATCACGTATATTCTCGTACTCATCCCAACTTTCTAAATTGTCCCACATAAAATATTCCGTTAGGTTACTGATAGGCTTTCCTTGTTTATTAGGGTACTTATATCTCATATAAGGAACAAATCTATCTAGTATCTGCTTCATAACTTCATGAGAAGAACTACCAGTGAACTTAATTTTTCCTTCTCCTTCACCATCTTCTAACCAACCCGCCATAGGTAGAAAGGCGTTTACTTCACGCATAACACCTAATCCAAACTTCATAAACGGTTTAGAAAATGATTGTCCAGTAATTCTATATGCTTTTTGGTTATTACCATAACTACCTACGTTGTTTACAGATGAAATCATACCTATGAGTACTTGCTCTTCCGTGTCATCTTCCATACTAGGGTTAACAAATATTTTAACAATGTCATTTATCATCAGCAACTTATCCCAATAAGTATCCCCTGCTAGTGTGAGAACAAATACTGCACTATCATCAGCCATTGCATTTTTAGTTTCAAAATTTATAATCTTGTCTCCTAGTTGTTCTCCTGACACATCTTTTGTATTTTCATATCTTAATGTAAAAATATTTTCATCTGTATGAAATTCAAATCTTATTTTAGGTCTTCTAAATCTATGCATTTTGTGAGCCAAAATTCCACTTCCTTTAAAAATAAGGGAAGGGTATTATTACCCTACCCTTATACTCTTCTGTGTCTATTTGTAAATATATCTATGTTACTGCTTAAAGTTCTATTTAATCGTTCTTCAACCGCAATAGCAGTATCTTTAGGGTTATCTGAGCCTTCTATATTAATATTTATGTTAATAGCATTATTGTTATTTACTGAAGTACTGTTACTTTGTGAGTTAGGAATAAATGATGATACTGGTGTGTTACGTAGGGAAGATTGTTGTAATGGGTTACCCCAGTTACCTCCACCTCCACCTGCATATGCTTTCTTGTATTTGTTAGCATTAGAAACACGTTTACCCATCATTGCTTCTCCTGCTCCCATGCGTTCGAAGTCCTGAGCCCAATATTTAGTAGCTTCTTCTACTGTCTTAGCTTTATTAAATCTACCTAGGCTACCTTTTTCGGAGCCTTGCATTTCATGCCATAAAAAGTCTAATTGTGCATCTAAATCACTAGCCTTTTTACCTTTAGACTTAGCAAATGATTGAAGGTTTGATTTACGTCCACCTAACCACTGTGCAATACCATAAGCACCTGAACTTGGGTTAGTAGCGGTTGGGTCCATACCTGATTCTTGCTCAAAGTTCCCCATAATACCTGCTACTTGTGCATCGGATAATCCTTTCTTCTTAAGGAAGTTCCAGATTTTCTTTTTACCCGTACCTTCTACATCTGAGGCACTAGAACCACTATCAGAAGAGCCTCCTTCGGAATCTCCTTTATCTAGTCCTTTAGCCTCTTGTAATACTTTTTCAGCTCTGTCTAGCAATGAACGATATACTTTAAGGTTTTCTGTTTCGGTTTTATTGTTCTTTTCTCTAAGCATTTCAGCAGTCATTTTTTTGTTTTTATTTCTATCAACTTTTGCTCCATTTAATACATTAGTATCTGAAGAGCCTCCACCGCCACCTGCTTTATTTTCACTATCCTTACTCCCGAATAATGAGCTCCATGCTTTACCTAGTAAACCAAAATCTCCTGAACCTTTAGGTGTATTCCATCCAATAAGTGATTTACCTTTCATTGCCTTATCAGTAAATTGTCCTGTAATAGACTTACCATAACCTAGTCCTAAAGGGTCAATCCATTTACTAGCCTCACCTACTAAAGAATCATTAAGACTAGAACCTTGACTCATCTGATTTCCTACATTAAATAAAGAACCTGCTACTCCTAATGGCATAGCTATTTTTCCTATGATACCACCCATTCTAGATAGTCCACCTATGTCACCCATTGCAGAAGCTCCTCCTGCAACTATACCATTATTCCCTCTATTTGTAAAGAGTCCTTTAGCTTTTTTACCTATATCACTAAATACACTACCTTTTCCTACGTCTTTTCCAGATTCAAAAAGGCTTTTACCAAGGGCTTTCCCTTTACCTTTCCAATCAGTATTTTTAGCTTTTCTAGCTGTGTCAGTAAAGCTACCTTTAGCTCGACCTACTTGGTCTTTGAGTGGGTCATTAAATGAGCCTTTAGCACCTTGCCAACCTCTTTCTGAGTCCCAACCTACAGCTCTTTTACCTAAATCTTTAGCTCGACCAAAGAAACCTCCGCCTTTAGTTCCACCGCCTGTTAGGTTTCCTGGTACTCCTTTAGTACCTGGCTTTTGGAACTTACTTGTACCCCACTTAAATACTTGACCTGCTCCCATCATACCTGCGGATTTAGCAACTGCTACTGCTAAACCAGTTACAGCGCCCGCAAGTGCAGTAACACCTACACCTAGTCCTGTAATAGTCCCAGAAAGGTTTCTTATTTCCGCAGTCATATCATAAGCATCTTCAGAAGTGTTGTTAGCATTTGCTTCATTTCTGTTATCTTTCCCTGCTTGAGACTCTTTGTAGTCTTTTTCATTTTTGTCTTTAGATTCTTTACCTTTTTCTTGGTCATCTAATATTGCTTTGTGTAGTTCTTCTTCAGTAAGTTTGCCTTTATCATTTAAGTCATAAATTTTCTTAGAGGCTTCTGTAGATATTTCTGGGTTTAGCTCTCTCATATAAGCCCATGCGTGAGCTTCTTGTTCTTCTCTAGAAGCCCCACTATTTTTAATCCTATTTAAGCCACTAGTTACGTTTTCTGGGTCTAGTATACCTTTATCTAGTTGCTGTTGAGACTTATACATCCCAACAACACCGCCACCGTATTTATCAGTAAGCCCCATCATGTTACGTAAATATGGGTCATTATTTGCACCTTTAATTCCTTCATTCAAACCAACCATTACAGAGGCTCCTTGTTGTCCTTGTAATGCTTTACTTCCAGAACTTGCTAATGCTGATTGGAAAGCAGTGACATTATTCATATCTTTGTCAGTTAAGGTTCTACCTCTACCGACACTTTCACTTATTTGTCCAAGAGCCTTAATCTGCTCGTCTGCTCGACCTTCTAGCCCCGCTTGCCGTATTCCTCCGTAAACAGCATCTGTAAATTGACCTAGACTTGAGGAGTCTTTATATGCACCTGTATGCTGAATGTCGGACAGGGTACTCCTAAACCCTTCTTCATCATTAAGCCCCATACTTCTAGAGCTTGATGCTAGTACGTCTACCATACCTTTTACTTTACTTTGGTCTGTTACACCAGTAGCGCTAGTCACACCTTGCGCCATTTCTAGTGTAGCTCCTCTATCGTAACCTAACCCTTTTTCTTTCATACCTCCATTCATGTAGTTACCGACATTATCAATGTTAGTACCTAGCTGTTGTCCTAGAGCTATTTTTCTAGGTCTATTCTGTTGTGATATAGAACGACCATTAAAAAACATAGCTGTAAGTGGTGCTAATGCTCCCATAACAGCATGTGAACCAATAGAAGGAGCACGGTCAGCTACTAAACTACCAAAACTACCTCTACGTGCCTCTACTGTACGTCCGCTGTATTCTGCGTTATTTTTATTGTATGAACCTATACTTTTGTCTAATTCTTTAGATAACTCTTCATATTTTTGAATAACTTTACTTCTTATTTGAATCTCTGATTGAATCTCTGCTGATAATTTTCTGCGCTCTGTTTCAGATATTTCATTTCTAGAAGCTCTACCTTGTATTTCTTTATATTGTTGTCTAGCTTTTCGTTGCTCATCTCTAAGTGAGCTCATGGTGCTTTCAGCTTGTGTTTTACGTTGCTTACTACTACCCAACATAGACAAGTCCGATTTCATTTTCTCACTTTGTATATATGTCATTCTATTAGTACTTCTTGTTCTATCTAAAGTACCTGATACACGTCTCTGAGTAGCTGATAGATTTTTCTTGTGTGCGCTAATGTCCTCAAACTGCTTTTGTAATTCCATAGCTTTCTTAGTTTGTGTCCCAAACTCTTTCATATCACGCATACGCTGTTTAATATCAGCATCTACACCTATAGACTTCCCTGACACTTCATCAACAATGTTACCTGTTTCTTTAAGTGCATTATTTAAACTACTAAAGGTTTTAAGGACTTTTGGGTCAATGAAACCTTTTATTTTATTCGTTTCAGCAACATCTTGCAAAGCCTCTTGTAAGTCACTAATTTCTTTATGTGCTTTTTTAGAAGAGTTTACTAACTCATTCATGTCCTTAGCTTTAACAAAAGACGTACCTTCTACATTTTTTTGTATTTTTTGAACATTTTTTATTTCTTTAGCAATTTGTTTTAATTTTTCATTGAATTTATCTAATGGGGCATCAATATTACTTTTCTCTAACGCATCCATATATGCTTGTATTGCTATAAGACCATTCTCTAAATCAGAACTATCAGCAGATAATACTAACCTATAACTATCATTAAGCATTTCTAAACCACCTACTACTTAAAAATAGGGTAGTAGAAATACTACTACCCCTAAATCCAGTCATCATCGTCTAGCTCGTCTAGAGCTTGAGATATTGTATCTTTACTATATTCAACAGGTTTGTCATCAGTTATACCTAATTCCCTGTCTATTTCTTCTATACGTCTTTTTTGCTCTTCTAACACTAAGTCTACTCTATCCATTTCATCGGGGTCATCAGAATCAAAGCGTTCTTGTCTCCGTTGCTTTTCTTCTTCAGATAACCTACCCTCAATCTGCTTATTAATACTATCCAAGTCAAGAAACTCTGGGACAACTTCAAATTCTTTTTCATCGACTTCCATCCAAGAATTATCATCATCTTCAAAATGACTATCAAACCGTTTACCTTTAGCAATAAGTTCTTGTTCTTTATTATCTTGTACCATATTATATAGTATAAACTCTATTTGAAGGTCTGTTAATTGTTTAAACCTATCATCTGTAGGGAGTACATTAAACTCACGCATAATTGTCCATAAGTTTCTAGAGTAATTTTCTTTTACGAGGCGCTCTATCCCCCCTACATTATCAACTTCACCTCTAGTAACGAAAGGTATTTAACCAAGCCACCCAATCATAGTACAACTCTAGTAGTGGCTCTAGTCGGTAAATCTCCTCAGCATTTCTAAATTCCTTAGGAACATCAATACCTACTACATTTAATGTAGCTAACATATGAAATGCATAAATAATTTCTTGTGATTGGTACATATCTGTACCGTTAAAGTAAGAAGAACGTACACTTAAAATCTGTCCTTGTTCTAAAGCATTAGGGTATCTAATTTTAAATGTTACAGGTTCATCTAAGTTATCAAATTTAAATTCTTTTTCGTAAATATCATTTACTCCTCGAATAACCTTATTGATAACATCTTCTCGTTCTTCTTGTTGTTTATATTTAAGTTTATCAATCTCTTCTTTTGTTAACTTTTTAGATTCTTCTTTAGGTGTTTCTTCTACGTTTTTATTTTCTTCTGTCAATTCCTTAACTTCCTTTCCTTTTTCCTATTCATAATTAATATAACATCAGAGTATACTTTTATTATACTATATACTCTGTTTCTATGCAATTCGTTGCTCAAAATGCGCAGTAATTTCACCTAAGCATTGTTTAATTTTTGAGTAGTTTCTTAGTAAGTACAAGTAATAATCTTGTGTAGAATCAAAGTCTTGATAATTAATTGTTAAAATTTCTGTACCATTTAAGTATTTCTTTGTTAACTTATTACCAATAGCTGTTAGTTCTTTAAACTTCTCCAAAGCTCCATGGATATGTAATGCATCATATTTACTTGTCATGCTTACACTTGAAGGCAAGCATCCTAATTCTTTTTTCATACTTTCTAATACTTCATGTTTTTTGCTCATTAAAATCAATCTCCTTTATGTTTATATTTGTAGTATAAATTACGTATTAGTAAATGTCAACACTTATTTTTAAATTTTTATCGTAGTATTTTAAATCTAGAGTTTTATGTACGTCATCAATCCTATTATAGTATGTTGTAACTAGTTTACCCGTATGTGTAATAACTAAGTACTGAAAACAAGGAACACCTTTCACATATACAATCTTAGGATATTTTAGAACTATACGCTTTTCTGTGTTGTTATATGTTTTCGTTTCATTGTATTCTATAATATTTAAAAATGAATACTTATTATGAAGTATAAACTTTGTAAGTAAGTCAAAGTCTATTCTAGTAAGTAATTTTTCTTTAAAATGAGGTGTCATCTTAAAAAATTTACAATGTTCAAAAACATTCTGTAAAAGTGAAACACAATCTTTCTTTTCTTGTAGCGTCATTTGTGAATAATGTTTTTTAACTTGTCTTTCCTTACAAGTTGTTCTTCTTTCTGAATAAAACATAATATATCAGCTCCTTTATCCTTATTATAAAATGGCTAATAGTCCTTGTCAACATTTTTATGTTTCTTTTTTCTTGTGTATTTAGTTTTATCTTTCTTTACTCTTGTTACTGGGTTAATGTTCCAAGTAGCTCTAGTTTTACTTAGTTTACCTATTGTTTTCCTTCTATTCTTAGTCAAGATGCTTCTTCCTTTCTTTTTGTAAATATTTTTTTAATTCAACTCGTGATTTACGCTGTTTTATCTTTTTATATTTTCCTTTAGTAGTAGGGTAGTCGTAATAATAGAAAGTATCTCTACCTTTTAATTTAGCTTGTCTATAGTTCATCTTATCACCTCATTAATAATATAAAATAACCCTTGAGTATTGTCAAGGGTTAATATACTACCTGTTTTTAAACTTTCTTTTAAGATTTCTTCCAATTAATGCTATTGCATTTCTAAGGTCATTTATAGGGATGCCATAATACTCACTTAATTGGTATCTATCCATATATTGATATTTTTCTATTATATCATCAATATCTAACTCAATATTATTATAAAAGGTGAATACACTAGGTCTTTTAGTAACTATACCTAATGATTTTAACAACTCAAATGTCCCCAATATAGTTGTATTATATTTTATTTCAACATACTCAATATCATTATCCCTACAGTACTTCCTTTTAATATTATCTAGTTCTTGTTGTTTTTCTAGTGAAACATTCCAACCCCTATAATGGTGTTGTCCTTGATGTTCTATACAATATTTGTGGTTATTATCTAACTCTACATAAAAATCCATTCTTTGTGTGGAATTTTTAAGGGGATATTCTCTTACATATTTCACCTTATTGTAATCCAGAATATCTTTTATTATCTTCTCACCTATACTAATCGGGTATTCTTTTTCTTTTTTTATTGATATTGTTTTTACATAATCTATATAACTTATACTAGATAACACATCTTTTGTTTCTTCTTCGGTTGCCTCTCTTACTAAGTATCCTTTAACTTTTTTCCTATACATATTCCCTTTATATCCTTTAGCTACTGTAGTAATTTCTGACTTACTTAGTCCATATAAATTACATAACATCTCTAAAGGTAACTTTATTTCTTCATCACCTTTACTTATAACAAATACTTTTATATTGTTATTTGTCATTTTCTTTGTATTTTCATGAAAATCTTCCCCTTCGTATCTAAACACCCATCCTTTTGTTGTTTTTATTTTTCCATCTAAGCACCTTTTTACTGTTCCTTTATTACCTACCATCTTTTGTGCTTCTTGTATTGAGTTAAAAGTTTTTTCTTCTCCTGTTTTTATATTTAACCCTATAATATTCATATTATCACCTCAATAGTAAGTTACCACACAAATTAAATTTTGTCAATAAAAAAAGACCTAGAATTAACTAGGTCTATAGAGTCAATTATCTTGAGGCTTTGTCTGAAGCCGTTAAATCGTTTATACCGTTACTTTCGTAATATTTAAATACGGACTAGACTATATCACGTTCCTAATCGTTACTTTAGGAACCCTACCATTTCCACTCACTTGAGTGTACGATACTCGGTTCTCACTTATTACCTATAATAATAAGCTACCCTTTCTCTAGTCGTTGCACCTTCCTATTACTAGGCTTGGCTCATGATTGCCCTCGTCTTTACGTTAGGGGTTTCCATGAATTAAGTAGGTTATTCAATATACATTACTGTATAAGGTCACTATGTTCTCTAAACATCATGAAAAAGTAATCGACTCTGTAACTATTTCCAGATATTTTACACTTTTAGTAAAATATTACCCTATCTTTCGATATATTTTAAAGGGCTTAGACTATACCATCATCCCATAAGGATGTACCTATTATAGTCGTTGAACCTTCCCACGTAGTGTAGGCTTGGATGCGGATTTCCTATTTTACAACACTTAGGACACTGTTATAGTGCTTTTATCTCACCATATGTTATCCAATTGATTTTTTCTGATTTCTCAACATTCACGCTTATAGTTTCCTATTACGTTGTAGTTCAAATGGCTTTAAGGATTCCCCGCAATTTAAGGTATTTTCGATTATCTATTACTAGATAAAAGGAACTATTTAGTTAATTCGTTGACCATGACTCGTCATAGTTATTGGCTGAACCGCTACATACCGTTACTTTCGTAATATTTGAATACGGGCTAGACTATACCATAATCTTAATTTGTAACTAAGACTCACTTATTATAGTCGTTGAACGTCCTCCATATTAAAGGAGTTTCGATGCTGATTGCCCAATCCTAATAATTTTTAAACATTCACGCTTACCATTTCTAGTTACGTTGTAGTTTATTAGGCTCTAAGGGTGTTCCAGCAATTTAAAGTGTTATTCAATGTATATCACTATACAAGGGGTCTACTACTTAAACCGTGATAACTAACAAGCACTTCTTTAGTTAAGTTGTCAATAACAACAATATCAATAATATCTTTCTTAAGGATTTCTTCACCAAGTGAAGCATACCCTAATTTTGCAAAGTTCTCTTTTTTCATTCGTAGACGTTCTACTGTTAATTCACCTTCATACTTAAGGTAAACGTGTTCTTGTGGCATGATAGAACCAATTTCATACACCCCTTCTGTACCGTAACTACGAGTACCAGATGCTGATTGAGCTCTACCTACTGGTTTACCTTTAATCATAAGCATTACAGTATTACCAGTATGGACTGTCTGTTTAGCTTGTGACAGTTATCAAAAATACAAAGTATTTTATTACCTCTTCTACGTACCCTTGTTTGTATTAGCTACTTGTATTATTCACTAAGTACTACTTAAGTTTGATATGGTACTCTAAGGTCGTTAAATTCGGGCAAACTGAACCCTACATACTACTTAACTTACTTTATTATCTATTAAGATTATATTTACTCAAGTTAATACTAGCATTTAAATCTCTATCTTGCGTATGGTTACATTTAGGACATTCAAATGTCTTACGACCATTCTTTATTCTTTGTCTTTCTTTTCCCTCTAATCTGTATCCACAAGAAGAGCATGTTTGTGAACTTGGATACCAGCTATCCGCTACTATTAAATCTATACCTCTATCCGCACATTTATAAGTTAGATATTTTCTAAATAAGAAAAAATTAGAGTTAGATATGTAGTAAGCTCTATACTTATTTTTCATCATACCTTTTACATTTAAGTCCTCTATAACTATTGTCTGAGACCCTGTATCAACAATTTTTTTAGTGACTTGGTGTGTTTGATTTTTTCTTATATTTTTCATTTTATTTTGTAACTTTTTTATTTTATGCTCTAATTTTATGATATTTTGAGTTTTTCTAGCATACTTAAATTTATGATTGCCATACTTGTCTAGTTTTGGTTTACCTTTTCCGTCTAGTAAATATACTACTAAGTAATCTTTATTCATACTATACTTCCTCGACACCTGTCTCTGTAGTCTCTTAAGTTTACGGGTTAACTTATTATAGTAAGAAGTCATAATAACATTATTATAAATAGTACCATCAGAGCATGTAGCAAGTTTATTTATACCTAAATCAATACCTAAAGTTCCTTGCTTATCTTTAACTGTAGTATGTTTGACTTGGTTATCGTTACTAATACTATTTTTATATGTTAAAGATATAAACCAGTCTAAACCATCGTGGTAGACAACTGACCTATAAAATTTATCTTCTTTTTGAATTTTGTAAATAATATCATGTTTATTATATAAGTCTCTTTTAGAAATAGTAACTCTACCGACTTTTTCAATCTTTAAAAAAGAATCTTTGATATATAGTCTTCCTTTACCTGTCCTAGGATAGAAATATTGTTTTCCATACTTTTTACTATGAAATTTAGGTTTTCTTCTTCTACCTTTGAAGTAATTATTGTAGTCCTCATACAACACTCGTGTAACAGTATTTAAAGAAGACTCTGATACCTCTAATAACCAAGAATACTTAGTATCTTTTCGTAAGTCTGAGTACTTTTCATATAATAATGTCTTACTTATTGAAGTTTTCGGTGTTTCTTTCTTTACTTTGTTCACGTATTCTACCAATATATTACGTAACGCTCTACTATGATTCGCATGTAACCATAATAGCTCTTCTTGGTTCTTGTCAGGTTTGAGTTTTAATCTTAAGTGTTTATACTCCATTATTCATACACCTCACTTTCTAATTTAGAGTGTACTATAATGAAGTATGAAAGTCAAGTAGTAATTTGTATTTTTTTATTTTTTATTTACAAACGCTACTTTGTAAACTTAGGTCAATTCCTAACACTACTTTTCAGTACGTGCTTAGACTATTTGTTCACCTTAATTTTTAATTAAGGGCAAGATTTTTCTTCCCACAATCACTTTGGGCTTTACTTCCGTCACCTATACGGAATAGTCGTTGAACGTTCATCTTATCTTTAAAGACTTAGATGTTTCGATGCTATACGTCCATTGTATATACCTTAGGATTTAACCTTAGTACATCTCATTTATTTTTTCTGTTTTCACAACATTCAAGTTTATCCTTTCGGATTGCTTTGTAGTTAAATGAGCTTTAGGATTTCATAGCAGTTAACCTTGGGTATTAGCAAATCACTTTACTAATAGCGTCAATTTACGCCATTTAATTCACTCTCCATTAATTTCATTTTCTTTTAATTTATAAAGGGTATTACAAGCCTAAACCCTCTATACGAGATAAAACATTAGGCTTGTAATGTTTGTTGTCTATAAACAAGTGATACTGAAATTTTCTTAAGTGCTCTAATTGGGAAGATAGTTAAACTAATTCTAGCTTCATTACCTTCAATAATTACTTGAACATCTTCAGGTGGGAAATCTTGAATTTCATTATCACGTTTTTTACGACCTAAGTAAGATTGTACAAAGTCTTTAATTTGTGAAGCACTTGTATTAATAGTACGAGTACCAATATATTGTTCCTCAAGTAAGATTTTAAGTTCACTTACTAAGAAGTCATTTGCCTCACCTAAAGCCATTTCGGACTTAACTGGGTCATTCTTATCAGGGAATGTTGTAACATCATCTACAATTCGGAACATTGTAGTCATACGATTACGTACAAACTCAATAGAAATAATACCATTCTCATTAAGTTCATCTAATTCCTCTGATTCGTAAACTTTATCTAAGCTATTTACAAATAATGGTTTAAATGTAATTGATTCACCAATATCTAAACCACTAGCTAAACCTGCGACAGCACTAGCTACCATGTAAGCAGGAGCTTGTAAAATACGACCATTACCCATAACAAATTTACCAGAGTTAGCTACTAATGCAACACGAGGGTTATTTAAGATAGCTTGTCGTCCGAATAATTTCTCTTTTGTTTCAGAGACTCCGCCACCTACAATGGCACGCATAGGCTCCCCTGCGTCAGAACGATTCTTAACGAATGTTGCAACCTCTGAATGTACTGACTGACGGTCAGTTAAAGGTACAATGTAGTATCCACCTTCATTTTTAAACTTCTCTAATTTAGATGACCAAGACGCAGGTGGCTCACCGTTAGTACCTCCAGAAAGTTTAGTTAGTTCGAATGGTTCAATTGCTTTAGGTTTAGATGTAGCCGATACAATTGCGGAATCTTCGTGCGCTTCTACTTCTACCTCACTAGGTTCTGATGATTGTTCCGGTAGTTGTTCAAACGTAACGTACTGATTGTATTGAGTTTGATTTTCAATATCTCCAAATACGGCTTTAACATAAACAGCTTTACCTTTAATGTCTACGTCTTTCATCTCATCTAGTTTTTTAGATTCTAAGTTCTTATCACCGAATGGTGATAATTTTGCCTCAAAGTCAGGTAACTCATTAATATCAGTAATAATTTCATTAGTGAAAGAGTAAGCACCACCATTTAGTTCATAGGCTTTAACTTCTTTTTCATCTACTTTTAATACTAAACGTTTTGCCTCTTGTGTTTCTTTATCTTTCTCTACTGAGAATGTAGCAGAGTCACCTTCACCTTTATAATTAATAGAGAAGATGTTACCTAAATTATCAAATACTTCTTGATAATTATCTCTTTGGAAAACAACTCGTAAACGTAAAGAATCTGTGATTGTATTCTTCTCTAATGCAACTTGGATGTCATTAGATACAGAACCAAAGATTTTAGACGTTACTCGTAATCCGCCTTTTTCTAATTGAGATGCTTTAGCATCTTCCACACGCATAGCTAAAATTTTACCTGCTGTATATTGTGGGTTAGAACCCCAAGCTAACTCAATTGCATCTAGTAATTCACCGGAACGAAATACTGATTTAGCTTGTGCATAATTTCGTACTTGGTAGACTGTATTAGGTTCTCCACCTTCTGATTTACCAATTAAACATAGAATTTTCTCACTGTTACTAGCTGAACCGCCAATACCAGAGGTATCTACTTCAACGGAAGCATGTGGGCGTTGGATAGGTCTACGTGGAAATATATCTTTTGCCATGTATTATAGTCTCCTTTATTTAAAATATACTTGATTGTATATCATAATATAATTTGTTATGTTAACCAATACATATTTGTAAATCTCCATAATAACTTAACTTTCTTAGCATTGACTGCTTTGCAATGCTTTGTTGACGATTGGAAATTAATAGCCTTTCTACTAGGTATAAGACCTGTAACATAGCCTATATGCGTGTCACCATTTCTATAAGTATATTGAACAATATCTCTATGCTTAATTCCATTAACATTATTATAAATAGATTTACTTTTTCTTCTTATTGGTTTAACTACATATTCTTCTATATTTAAATCCTTACTAGGAATTAAATTTGTAATTACGATTGCATCATTAGAATGTGTTTTTTCTATATTCCAATCAATACGTTTATTTGCTGTGTCCCCACCTGTTGTTAATCTTATGGAGGCAATTTTAGATAACTCTTGTCTTAAGTAAGTTTTACCTATCATTACATGTGAAGCATGATTTAAAAAGGTGTTTGTTTTCTTTCCTACAATAGATTGTAAATAATCAATGTATTGTTCTTCTTTACCTGTTACTTCCCTATGACATTCTGTACACAAAGTAATTAAGTTATTTATAGAGTTAGAACCATTTAAACGTTTAGGAATAATATGATGAACTTCCATTCTTACATTTTTATTACCACTCATTTGGCAAGTATTATTATCTCTGATAATAACAGCTTTACGTATATTTTCATCTAAACGATTAGACTTAGTATATTGCCATTTATAAGGTTTGTAACCATCTGTCATAGCTCTAGTATCAATAGCTACATCTTCTAAATGAATACGATTAAATCTTATGTGTTTGTTTAACTCTTTAACTACTCGTATAATAGACTGTTTCTTTTGTTTAATACTAGGAGCTAATCTACCTGTATTCCTAGAAGATTTACGATTATTAAAACGTGAAGGTCTGTATCTTTTATGATATCTTTTGTATCTTCTTAAACCTCTTCTCGTATCCATTAATTTCTTTACATTTTGTCTTAATTCTATTGTAGATTTAAAAACTACTTTATTTTTAGTCTCTCCTTCTTGAACAATAGATAACCCTACATGTTTAGAACCATCATCAATACCTACATGCATTTTTGATTTATCTAAGTCTTTATCTTCTACACGTTTATTTAAACGTATGGTCATTGGGTATTTCTTTTCTAATGTTGCTTTACCTTTACGTATTAGAAACCAACCTTTGTTTTCTTTAGTTGGTGATAATGGTTTACCATCATAATCTAATACAAAACAATATTTATTAGACATTTCTGTCTAACCTCACTTTCGTGGTATTTTGCTTTTTGCCAATGTCAAAGGGTGGATATGTGCTTCCATGTTATCACTTCATATCAAATGACTTAGAAGTGTTTCTTTGTTCACACTCTTAGAGCTTCCGACTAAAGCGTGCATCTGAAGGTAAGTCTTTACCATTATCCTCTAACGTAGTTCATATCTAGGATACGTTGTTTCCAACCCCCTAGTCACTGAGGCTTGAGACCAACTAAATAAGTAAGTCCTTTATTTTAAACTTCTAATTTCTTACCTAAATAATCTTCTAAGTAAGGTAAGAAGTCTGTTTCTTGAAATTGATAATGTTTACCTGTCATAAGGGCTCTAAAACCTTCACATTGTCCTTCTGATAAATGGAATACAGTTTTTGCTGTATCTAAGAAGGTGTCAATATGAACGTATCCAGTATGTTTATACTTAGGTGTTGTTCTTTTCCTTGCCATTCTTATCTTTCCTTTCCTTGAAAGTAAGTTTATTAATATCTTGTGTAATTGTATAATCTAAGTCGTGTGATACTGTATACTTAATAGTAGTGGGTCTACCAAAGATAGGACTCTCCCCATCATCTATAATAGGTGCCATAGTACCAAAACTTAGATTCTGTAATTGTAAGGACTGTTGCTCTTCTATACTATCTCTCATAGATATTAATAACATCTTTAGAATAGCATCTAAACATCTGGCAACATCTACATTGTATGATAGCCCTACAATAATACAACGTTCTTCAGCTGTAAACCCTTTAACGATACCTTTAGTATTGTTGGTTTTTTCTACATATGTAATGATAGCATTATATCCTTCATATTCTTCATTACCTTCATAGTTAAAAGAAAATGTATTATCATCAATAAGAACTTCATCTGATGAAGAAAAAGCAATATCCTCTACATATAAAACTTCATGAATAGGTTTAGATAAAGTAAAGACTAATCTATCATCTACTTTTTTTGCTGTAGTTAATTCCCGTTTGGTATCGTCATTAGCCTCTGTGTACGAGCCTTGAACATTACCTATTGAATTTTTTGTTTCACTGCCTTCATCTAGTTGTATTAAATAATGTGCTCCATGGTTTGTTTTGAACTTAGGAAAATCATAACCTATAGTAACCTCATTAGGCGCGTCCTTACCACAAAATGATTCTTTAAAAGAATCACGAGCTTGTTCATCAAAGTCTTTTAAAACTTCATCTATAATATAACAATTATGTAGTACTGTACGTAGTCTAGGCTCTAATTCTTTTCTTAAATACGAGTCCATAGAAATAATAGCTATAATAACTCACCTACCTTATTTCATATTTTCTAGTTTCCATTTCATAAGTCGTTCTATATTTCTAATTGTTGTTTTAGAAAAATTCTTATTCGTTACTTTATCTCTATTTAAAATCCATGAATTTGCAGGAGAAGTATTAGAAACTGTTCTAAATATTGCATAACCGGATTGCTTCTTATTTTTTGTTTTAAATCGTGTTGTATTTTTACTCATAGGTTGTGGTTTTAATGCAGGGTGAGTAACAGCTCTTCTTCTACCTTCTAAATAGTCAGTTACTTTAGTAACAGATTTTGCGCCACTAGGTATTTGTGCTTTTCTTAAATCATGATATGCTTTTCTATTAAGGCTTTTTGCTTTGATTCTTATAGGTACAATAAGATACCAACCGCCATCTTTTTTAGGTTTACGTTTACTAGATTTAGCAAACGCTTTTTTAAGGTCAATAACACCTTGCTTTTCTAATTGTTTTTCAGTGACCTCTAAGTAGTTAGGCATACGTTTAATATAAACATCTTCATCTGACGCTGACTGAGCTACTACTTGTAGATTATCTAAAATCTCTGCTTTCATTTCATTAATAGCTTTTCTGCCTACTTTTCTTGGTTGGTCACCTTTAAATAAAGAAGGTCTATTACCTTTCACCTGTACTCTTTTACTCATTAAGATTCAAACGCTCCTCCAAAGAATCCACCTATATTACTAATATTAGGCTTATTAGGTGTAGCTTTAGGGTCCTCCACTTTTGCCTCTATATCATTACCTATACCACTTTCTACTTTATAAGGAGCAGGTGTAACAATAACATCTTCTCTTTTTAGTAATAGTTTTTGTGGTAGATTCTCAAATTTAGGTCTTGACTGGTTAAATTTAGTATATTGGTATCTTGACTCTTTTAAAATATCTGAAACAATATATCTAAGTACCATTAATATTTTAATAGTAACATTTTGACCTTTGTATTTTTTATCTAAAAATAATCTGTTATTTTCTAATTTATAATCATCTTTAGGTACAATACCATCTTGTGTGGCTATGTATTCTATCTCTTTTACATCATAGTACATAGGTATTCCTTTCTCTATACGCTCTTCACTTACATAGTGTATAGATGCCTGAGGCATTAATACTTCTGGTACAGTAAATCTATCTCTGTAAGACACTCTTGTTTCAAGTAATGTAGTACCAATAGCTGTACCTGTATCAAGTAGTCCTATATCCATATAATTAGTTCCTTTTTCTTGGGATTGAATCATCATAACTGTTTCCTTGGGTGGTAAGTATGCTATACCTTTACCATGGCATCTAGGACAATCCATTCTAGGTTGCCCTGTTTGCTTATTTAAACAAGGACAAAAGTAAGCACTTTCCCATAAGACTTTAATTCCTCTGTCATTAATAAATCTAATCATATCAGTAGTATCAAATTCTAATCTAGTTGTATACTTTGTTTTATCTTGTTCCATACTACCTGTATTTGTTGAGTACTGTGTAGATTTATTAAATACTTCTGCATTGTTAGTTGAACCTAAAATATATCTTTTTTCCATTTAATCAGTCCTTAAATTCCTACCATATTGTTCCCATAATAAGAACGTAATCCAGACAATAATTCTTTAATATCAGCATCAATTTGAATAATCTGTGCTGATGCTCCACCATACATAGCAGATTGTGTAGTACCAATAGTTTCACTAATACCGTCTACTTCTAGAGATTTGTTTGCAATACCTGCACCTATTATTAAATTTCCCCATACTTGATAAATTTCTTTTAAAGCATATTTTATAACTAGTTGTTCTAAACTAGGTGGGACTTCCCATGGTTTAGTTACTCCTGCACGTTTACGTGGTAACATACCTGCTACATACTCTAATTGAATCATCTGGGGGGCAAAGTTTGCTCCACTCGGTGGGTATACTCCTGCTAGTTGTGGATACCCATTAAATACTGCATCGTAAGCTAAAGATTGCCCTGTTTGCATTAACGCTGTAGGAAATAACTGTACATGTCCTCCCACATGACTTACTTTCCACCAGTTAGCAGGATAATCATAAATAGTTCTACCATTAAAACCTAATTGTAACTTTTCTACTTGTAAAATAGGTTTATTAAAAGCATGAACAAACATATAACTATTAAATTCTGTTTCATAATAGTCACGCATCTCTTTTTTAATATCTGGTAGAATAATAATATCCAACGCTTTTTCAGCTTTGTCTATGGCTATCTCCAAGACATGATTATAAAAAGAGTCGTCCATAGGCTGACCTGTATCTGGGTTTTGTACGGTAACACCAAACATGTAGTGGTTTTTAATAGCCTCTGGAGTCCAACCATAGTCTGCTAAAGTTAAGTTCTCTATATCTTTTACATCTATTTGTTTAGGATTGCCTGATGGGTGGTAAGGGTACTCATAATTTAGTGATTTTTCATAAGGGTCTAAATTTCCTCCGAACATGGAATTAACCATAAAATACCACCTTACTCTTCATCTTTTTTAGTTGTTGTTTTTCGTGTAGTTCGTCGTGTTGTTTTCTTTTTAGGTTCTGTTTTTACTTCTTCTTTATTTTCTTCTTTTGGTTCTTCTTTCTTTGCTTGCGGTTTTTTATCTTCTGTGTAAGTGTAACCTAAAATATCTTTAAAATCTTTCTCTTGTGTTTTTGTTAACCCACTAACTTTTCCATTTTCGTCTACTGTGATTTCTCCATAGATAGTAGCAATTTTAAGGTTAGGTTTATAGTAATGTAACATATCAAGTCTCCTTATATATTTAATAAAAAAAGCATGGGAATTTGACCCATGCTATAAAATTTTATATTTAATTTTTTGTATATTCTATTAAACAATGTAACGAACGTTTTTAATACGTACCCATTTTTTAGGAGCACGTAATGCTAATGCGCCATACCATAATACCGCAAATGTAACAGAGGCGTTAATTTGAGCTAATGGTAATTTCATCATTGGGAGTAACTCAAACAAGTGTAATACTTGTGGTGACATTTCACCAACGAATACATCTGTTGTTTCAGGAATTGTTTCGTTAAGGTCATAGAATACTAATTTACCTTCTTCGTTTACTTCTTTCATACCTACTCGTTTGATTAAGTAGAAGTCACCTGTTTTACGTCCTTGACGGTAGATAGAAACGAATTGAGGTTGTTGTTGATACATAGCATTAACAGAAATCTCTAACTTAACGCCATCTGTAGCGTTGTTAACTGTAGCTTTTACTGCTTCTGAAGGTGCTGATTGTGCATCATCAGAGCTAACTACTACTTTATAAGTTAATTCTGCACGGTCATGTTCATCTGTGAATAAACCTTTTTTGTCCTCTTCAACTTCAGCTTTTACTTTAGCAGGTTGTGGTGCGTTTGGTAAAGGTTGTAAATCTTCATTTAAAATTAATTCATTTTCCATTACTGTAGAACCATGTAACTTAATGAATCCACGAGATGAATAGAAACCTTGTACATTAAATCCTGCATTTACGTTACCACTGTTATCTTGCATGAGTTGCATTTGACGTCCTAATACAGAGTTTACAAAGTCAGCGTGAACACCAATAGGCATGTAAGCGTCAGTTGCTGTACCAAATGATTTACCAATTAATACTGCTGAACGGTTTAATAATGTTTCTGTTAATGGCTCACCTTTAGCATCAATTACATTCCCTTTGTCAATTAATTTTGCTAAACCATCAAACTCTAAACCTTGACCTGTTGGGTCTGCTGTTAATGAAGCGTCACCGTAGAATGAAGCCCATTCAATTGTTTTTGCAACAACCGCAATAGCATCTTCTGTTAAGATTTGCATTGGGTCTTGAATGTTATTAACAAGAGTTGATGCAATTGATAAGTTTTTAGTATCAGAAACATATTTCATTTCAACAGTCTTTTGACGGATATTAGGGTCAGATACTGGTGCTACACCAATCTCACGAACAAAACGTGAATGACCTACATTACCATGACGTAAGTAAACATCATATTTTTGAACTGTTGATTGAGCAGGACGACGTGAGATTTCACGGTAGAAAATTAAATCATCTTGCGTCCATGTTAACATTGTAATTTGGTCATCTAAGATTTCACGGCGTAATGCGCCTGCGTCTACTTGTGTATCAGGTGTAATGCCATATCCTGTTTGGTAGGATTTCATTACTTCTTCTTGGAACTTATCAGCGTATTTATGCTGTTCCGCTGTCAAGTTATTATCTTTATGCATATAGTAGAATCACCTTTCATTTATAAATTTAATTATGTATCTTTATTTTACTAATTTAATTTCATGTATAATATAACACAACTACTTTGTATTACTTAATAAAGTCTTTAACAGTTTTTAGAGAACTTGGACTTGCATTCTCACCATTGTTACGAACATCCATATATGCTAAATATGCATCATTTAACTGACGAGTAGGTTTATCACGACGTTGGGATTCTGATTTGAATTTATCCATGAAAGCCTCACGGTCCTCTTGTGTAATAGTGTTAACCTCTTTCTTATCTACTTCAGGTTGTTCTTCTTGTACTTCTTCTTCTACAACTGCTGATTTAGAAACATAATTAACATCATCTTGTTGTGTAGTGTTAGAAGTTGTTACTGATTTTTCTACAGATTCATCAGAAGTTTCTTCTTCTTTATCTTCTTGTTCTTTATTAACTTCTTCCTTAATACGTTCTACTTTTTCTTCTTGTTGCTTTTCTTTTTCAGCAAAAGCATCTTGTAATTCTTCTAGAGATTTTTTAATTTCACTAACATCATCTTTAGTAGCAAATTGGTTGGGTAAGTCTTGTAAAGATTTTAGTACTGTACTAAATCCTTCTACAATATCTTCATCAGATAAAGCTGATTTTTTAACTTTTTCAGAATCTTTTTTATTTTCAGATTTTTTATCTTTTTTAGATTCTTCTTTGCCTTCTTCTGATTCATCTTCAGAATCTTCTTTTTTGTTTTTGCGTTTCTCATTGTCTTTATTTTCCGTCTTAGTGTCTTGATGGTCTACGGGGTCTTTAGATTCTTTAACAGATTTTTCTACTTCTTTTTCTTCTTCTTGTTTTTCTGATTCTAGCTTCTTAGACTCTTCTTGTGCTTTTTCAGCATCTTCTTCTGATACTTGTTGTGGTTCTTCTTTTTGTGGTTCTCCTTTTTGTGGTGCTTCTGTCTCAGATACTTGTTCTTCAGTAACTGATTCTACAGTAGCATCTTCTTTAGGTTCTTCATCTTTATTTTCTTCTAATGATTTTTCAACATCTTGTGATTGTAATTTATTATATTCTTCTAGAATATTTGAAAATTTACTCATTAAGATTAGTCCTCCAATTGTTTTTTGTTGATTTCCATTACAGCTAACTCTGCATCTTTACGGGAAAGACCTTTTGCTAGTTGTAAGGTCACAACGGATTCTTCATAACCCATAAGGTTATTCTTTTCAAGGTGCTCTACTACTTGGTTCCATGTATTATTAAATTCTTTTAAGTCTTTAATTTTAGTTACATATGTAAGATTAGTGATACTAGAAGCTAAAGATTCTCTTCTTAATGCTCCTGCATCTACTTGTGTATCTGGTGTTGTTCCTGTACCAGTCAAAAATGATTTAACAAAACTTTCCCATGTACTATGAGGGTTAGCGGGTGATTTGGTCAAGGCGACCCCAGTTATCATAACCTCTTCTATGATACTATTATCTTGGGAATTTCTTCTTTTAACTGCACCCTCAATAGAAAATCCTAATTTTCTACCTGTTCCTGATTTCTCTAACCTTTCAGCTAACTCTAACATCTGTACTACGTGCTTATCATTTTTAAACAATTTAGCTTCTAGGTAGAGACCTTTTTCTAAATCTACATAACAGTTCTCAGTAGGAAACCCTACCACAATATCCCTCTGGTGTTCAAAATTCACATACCCATTATTTACAAAGTATTCAATATCTATACCTTTGGGATTTATAACTTCATTATGTAAATCTCTATTTGGAGTACTTGCAAAACCCTTAACTATGGAAAATTGTTCCGTATCTTCCTCTGTGCTTAACGATTTAGAAATATCCATAGGAACAAAGGCATTAAATTTTATATCTTCCAAACGAGATTACACCTCACTTATTGTTAATTTATTTACTTTACGTTTATAATATAACAATCAAGTGTATATATAACATTATATATACACTATAACATATAATTAATTTTCATACAAGAAAATAAGAGAGAAATTTAGTTTTCTCTCTTATTTATTATAAATTATTTTTTAAAATCAGAAGGTTTTTCATTACCTTTTCCTTTTGTTCCTTGACCTTTGTTAGAACCTTCCTGACTCTTGACATTATCTTGGTCTTTTAGTTGTCCATCTGTGCCTACTGGACTATCTACTTTTGTTGGGTCGTTAGATTCCCTGCCATCAACTTTATCTCCAGTAGACTCTTGTTGTGGTTGTGGTTCTTCTCCATCTTCTGGTGAATTTAAGAATTGCTGTATCATATCAAAACGTTCTTTTTGTTTTGTATCTTCATACTGTTCTTTTTGTGTATTTAATGACATACTTTGAATAAATGAACCGTCTAATAACACGTCCCCACCGTCAATAGGTTTAAGACCTTTTTCTTTACGTGCCTCATTAACGGTCTTATATGTCTTAACTTCTTCTTGTAAGATTTTAATTTTATCTAATTCTGACTTAGTATCTCCACCAACAAATTGGAAAACATACTTATCACTATATTCGGATATAATATGTGTGTTTATTAAATCTTCAATAAATCTCAATAATGGTTGTAGACCTTTGTTTTGTGACTGTTGTTGCTTCTTACCAGGGTCTGCCGTAAGTTAAAACTTATAAATAATTATAAAATTTTATTCCTTTTTCAACGTATCCCTTTTTGAGTAAATTACTATATTCATTTACTCTACTCAGGTTTGTATGATACTCCAAAGGCTTAAATTCGGGTTTACGGAATCCTACATATAATATATTTCTTTATTGTGAAATTATATTATTTTGATACCATTTGGAGTACCTATAGTTTTTCAAGTTAAGACTAGCGTTATAATCTCTATCGAGATTATTTCCGCAAGAACATTTAT